CTTTAGCCTTGTTATTAGCATCATCTTGGCTTACGGTAGATGTGAAAGGAGCACCAACAACATCTTGTTCGGTTACAGTAATATTAGATCCTACCTGACCTTCATTACAATCGTTTTTGGTAAATTCTTCACTGTATTTACCAGTCCACGTGCAATGTCCGTCCCGGTTAGCTATGGCCTGGCCCTGCTGCTCGACGGCAGCCTGAGCGAGCGCGTTAGCCGCCTCCTGGCTTTCGTATGAAGTAAAAGGACCACCGGTTACATCATCTTGGTCCACTGTTACCTGCGAACCTACGCCTTCTCCGTCGCAATTGTCTTTTGTGAATACCTTGCTATATACACCAACAAATTGGTTTTTATCTATGCAAGTGCCTTTCTTATTTGCAAGATCCTGTTTCTGTTCTTCCATAGCAGCCTGAGCGAGCGCGTTAGCCGCCTCCTGGCTTTCCCTTGATACAAAAGCATCCGGGTATCCAGCAAGATCCTTTTCAGTTAAATCGACAAAGCTTCCGGTCTGAGATTCGGCATCGCAATCATTTTTCTGAACACGAGCCGAAGCCTTTCCGACGAAATAATTTGGATCAGTAACGCATTCTCCATTCAGGTTTGCCTGATCCTGACCATTTTTCTCTATATCATCAAGAGCTTTCTGATCAGCATCTTCTTGACTTACGTCTGATGTGTATTTACCGGCTTCTACTGTGTAAGTGTAAGGCGCTCCGATAAACCCATCTTCGCAGTCATTCTTATAAAACACTTTCGACTTCTCTACGTTATACCATAAATTGGTTTCACAGGTGCCATGCTCATTAGCATACCCTGGACCTTCAGCTTCCAAGGCTTCCAAAGCCTTCTGATTAGCATCTTCCTTAGAAACAGAAGAAGAGAAACGGCCGGCTTCTACAACGTACTCTACCATAGATCCAACTTCAGTTACCTCACAATCTGTCTTTTGGAACATTTTGGATTTCCTGTCGTTGTACCATTTTATGGTATTGCAAGTGCCATGAGAATTAGCATAGTCTTGACCTTTGGCATTCAACTCGGCTTCAGCCCTACGGTCAGCATCCTCTTGGCTTATGGAAGAAGAGAACTGCCCGGCTTCGATCGTCATCGTAACCAAACTTCCTTCTTCGGTATCAGGATCGCAGTCGTTCTTTCTAAACGACTTTGATTTCTTGACATTGTACCATAATATGGTTATACAACGACCATGCTCATTAACCCAGTTCTGACCATTTTGCTCAATGTCTTTCATAGCCTTGTCATCAGCATCAGACTGAGATATGATAGACGTGTATTTTCCGGCCTCAACAACATACTCAAGCTCTTCCCCTTTCTCTGTTTCAGGATTACATCCTTCTTTTGTGAAAAGAGCTGACTGTCTTTTATTTCTATAAACTACCTGTTCTCTTTTTTTATGAACTAACGTATATTCTTCAGATACGCTACCGTCCCTGGAAGACACCCTTATCTTGACACTTCTGTTGGCACCAATATCATTTTCATCAAAGTAAATATTAACCTTACTGTTAAGACTGCCTTCTTTCTTATCTATGTTCGCCCAACAATTATCTACTTTCATTCCTAATCCTCCATCTTAAATTTTCAGGATTTGTACTTACGTTGATTACCTCCGGTGATCCATCTGAATCAAGATCAACAACATCCTTGTCCAGGTAGATTTCCTCCTTATCCACAGACTCGCATTCAACTATTTCAATAACATAATCTTTTATATTACTTTCTATACTTAACTGCGTGCTTGTTTCATCACCCTCAATTTGTTCAAATTCCTTATCCAATTTAATGTAAGGAACGACCTTTCCAGGCTGATAAATAGGAATCAGTACACCATTTATAGTTATGTTCTCATTAACTTCATTCCCATCCTCATTGCCAGGCATGGAAACAATCATCGAAACCTGGAACGTGTCTTCAAGACCCGGATCACCAGGGAAACCATAATCAAGCCTAATATCATTGACGTCAATATTAAGACCGGAAGCGGTGGTAAATGCTTTTATGACACCCTTTATATCTTTCTCACCCGTAATAAGGGCATTGATCGAAGCGACGTTGGTAGTAATAAGGACCTGCTTATCTCCACCAGATATAGGGAACTCCAGCCTACTAACCGAGACTTCTGTGATTTTAATGCCTTTTTGCCTGAAAGTAATAGCTTTCATACTTTCAGTATCGGATTTTTTCACAATTCGGATAGTGATCCTATCTTCCCTTCCTTTCCAAGATGGAGCATCGAAATTCATTTTATCACGACCGACACCTTCCTTCTTGTCCGAGGTAAGCCAAGAACCATCATCCATCTTATATATTTTCTCTCTCGACATAATCATCCTCCCTAATTTAAAGTGTCAACTCCCATTCAACTCCATCATCGACAACCACCTGAACCGTAGCCGTACCGCCTGTGGCTTCAAATGTTATGTCAGTAGGAATAACATCAAATATCTCTTGTACGCCAACACATCCTAAGCCGCAGATGATATCCTTAAACCATTCCTCTTTAGCATATTTTTTAAGAACTTCTTTAAAGAACTCACGAAGCCAATCCGAATCAATAGATTCCTTAAGTATGGTTTCTATTATTTCCTTAAGCCAAGATTCGTGCATTTCCTCTTTCAGAATCTCTTTAATAAGCTCGATAATGGTTTCTTTATCTAACTTGTCAGAAGGCACAGAGCCATCAACGAGATTACCCCCACATATAAATCCTTTGCATTTTTCTGCCATTTCTCATCCTCCTAAATTAACAATGGAACCCATAAGAACTATTTGCCTCTTCTCGGTACACGACCCTCACTTCAGCAAATTCATCCTGTTGACACATATCCCGGCAGAACTTAACAGTACGACCCTGGACTTTATACATATCAGAAGGTACAACACCCCCGCAATAAGACACAAGCAAAATCTCTGCCGGATCTTTCTTTAGAACCACATGAGAAGTGCCGTCAAATACTTCTGTATTGACAGATCCACTTACGTTAATAGCCCTTGAAACGTATTTAGCTAAATTAGCTAAAGCTCCGTCTAAAGGCATACCATGATACAAACCAGCTTCTTCTATAGTTTCTCCATCATAGAATATGTTAGAAGAAGGAATATTGCAATGATGCGGGCGTTCGCACCCACCATGACTGCCAAAACAACCGTTACCTGTTATTGCCATTATTCAAAATATTTATTTTTTGTTTTAAAAATTCTATTTCCCTATCCTGATATTCCATACGGCATATCATTGCATTGATTAAAGCCGTAAGATCAGATTTCTGAGCCAGACTAAAGTAGCCAGCGTTGATGCCGTCAGCGCAGTACACGCAGTTCGTGCAGGTGTATCCGTCCGGGCATGGCACCGGCGTCTCGTCCACATGTGGAACATATACGTGTTTACCACTTAAGTCCTTACCAATTTGTGCACTCTTTTCCATTTTGTAACTGTTTTTCAAGTTGTTCAACCCTTTGTTTTAGAAGCGTATTTTCTTCAACCATCCTATCCAAAAACTTATCTATGTTTTCGAAAACCAGTTCTATATTATGCATAACCTCATTATAAGGCATACCTGGAGTTAATTTGGATATGAATGTCTTGCATCCTGTATAATGAATGCAATGATCGCTTAAATGACCATACGGGCAATCGCATTCTTTTGGAAGAATTTCGCAATTGTCCGTACAGTCATTACACGGATCAGACCCGATACAGATATTAGATCTCAGAATATCAGGTCTGTCATCTTTACAAGTGTTACAATTCATGACTTTCTTTTTTTTGGTGCAAGATAATAATTTTCATTCACACCATCACAATAAGAAGTCAATCAATGTATTCCAAGCGGTTAGTGCTGCCTTTAAAAACGTATCCGCATCTGTTTTCTATCTCTACATCGGTAATAGGGAGAATAGCATCTTTGCCATAAGTAAGTTCACATTTTGAAATAAAATTTACTATACCTTGATAATTACCATGAAATTCCCTTGCGAGTTTCCTGCCAGTAGGAATCCCTTCTTTATTGGTTTCAGGAATACCTATCAAGCACTTTATCCAGTTTGGTTCATTCTTGTTATTGCTTCGTATTTCGTAGTTCACGATATCAAATACAATACCTTCAAGGTTCTTGACATCGATGCTGTCCGCATCCATTTTCTTATCAATACGAATCGTGCTTGTTAAATCTCATAATTTCATGATATTTTCTATTTTTGACATTAATGAATAACTGTCACAGTGTTTTAAAAGACCGAAGTAAGAAGACCAGCTTTCATTTGTAATACACTTCTTCGCGTCTTTGGCTACCCTCTTCCTTATTGTCACATAACCTTTATTGTGTTCAGATACGCCTTTGTTATTACGGTGGAAAACATACCCGCAAAAATCAAGAGGTCTATCCATGTCTGTTATAATACAAGTATGCCTTTTAGATCTTATCTTAAGCTCATACCACCAATAATTCTTAATCCTCCATTTGGCAGTATTAGCATCCTCCTTAGTATAGAAAGCAAGGAAATTATCGTCGGCATATCTCAATGAAAAAGGAGCTATTCTCTTTGCGAGATCATCAAAATCTTTCATAAGGAGATGATGAATGAAAGGGCTTGTAGGGGTTCCTATAGGTAACTCTCCAGATACGAAACTTACGTCTATTACAAAATCTATAAACTTTTTATTTGAAATAAAGTTCTTAAGTACTTTTCTAAATACTTTGTCTTTTACATGGTTATAACATTTACGTTGATCTATAACCAGGCAATACTTCAAATCAAGTCTATCATAATAAACATGCTTTATCTTTTTAATAAGAGACCTTGATTTAGACGATGCTGTTATGCCAAATCCCGGCTTACAATTAAGACCATTCATATTATCCTTCTCATAATACAAAGGACCTAACTTTACTAAAACAAGATGCTGATAGATTCTGGTGGTAAGATCCGGGCTGTTTATTTCACGAACCTTACCATTCTTGTTTTCTTTTACAAGTTTGCGATATTTGATTTTGCTAACATAAGTACCATCTAAATACCATTCATACAATTTTAACGAATTACCATCAAAATCAGAATTAAAATTAACAACATCATTCTTTTTAGAATGGTTTTTAAATGCCGCTTCGCATGCTTCTCTAATATCATCCAAACTTACATCTATATAGTTTGAAACTGATTTCAGTTGTGGGCTAATGACGGGCTTACGACCGTCGCGCATCTCTATCATATTTTTATCATATAACCTCATACGCTTGTCTTTTATTGATTATCCACTCCTGGGAAAGATTAAAAAGAATATACCCAATTTTTTAGCCCACACAGGGCAAGGCCGCAATTGTTGCGATTCGTATTAGAAGTGGCGTTATTCGCATTCAGATTACGAAGCGAGCAATTGCCATTGTTCGCATTACCGCCGAAACGAGCAGCCAATTCTTTTTAACCTTTTTCTCAACCGTTATTTGCTATTTCAGAGGTCAGATCCCAATGTAAGACTTGTTAGCAGACTAACGGATTTCATTGAATAAATTTTTATTGTTTATAATGTTAACTATCTCTGTTGTCTAATGACATTGCAAATGCATGTATAATATTTTATAGCTACAAAACAATTTGTATTAAATATTTTAAATTTTTGTTTTGTAGCTATAAAATATTATATTAACAAGATACGGCTGCGCCGTGATATAGTATATAAGGCTGCGCCTTATCGCTGCGCCATCAATGGGTTACACCCATCAAACCTGCGGTTGACTGACGTCTAATAACAACTGGGCAAGGCCGCAATTGCTGCGAGCCGCAGTAGAAGTGGCGTGATGCGCATACAGAGTACGAGGCGAGCAAAAGCCATCGTTCGACCTACAGCCGAAACGAGCAGCCACTCTGGACTTTATACCAACAGATGAAGCCCAGTAGCAATTGTCCCATGTATAAAAACATTCTCCTGTTCCGATACTTCCCCCTTTTTTATCCTTCCATCCGGTATAAGGAATACGGTGTAAAGCAAAACTATCTCCTAAATTCTGGGTAGTTGCTATCTTTTTATATTTAGATTCAAAATTAAAAACCTCACCATTATTTATAGTAGACCTTTTCTCATATGTCCATTTCTTTTGATCTGGCTCTATATAAATATCAATAGTATTACCTATTAGAGTGACATTAGGATCATTTAAACAAGTCCCTACCTGTTCGTATCCTCCTCCACAAAACCTAAAGACATCTCCAGACAAATTCATGCCATCATACAAAGACATCCTTAAAATAACTTCCAAATCAAATTCTGCCGGTTCGTCATTTTCGTTTAAGGCTGATATAGTGCCGGTCATTTCCTTAAATACAATAACATTCATATGACCTTCAGCCATACTCTTGGCTCCCTGGACGTTCTTATACCAGTATTTTCCTCCATAAAAATCAAACTCTGATCCTTCTTCTACGCCTGTCTCGAATGCAAAAGAAGCCGCCATCTGGCTTTCCATGCACTGTTCTTTAGGATACTCTGAATTTATGAGGTAAGAGAAGTGAGTTTTTTTAGTAGGTTCATAATGGATAATAGAAGAAGTGTTGTTCCATGTGGCATACATCCATGTATCTTCTCCTTTTTTACGGTATTTCAATCCTCCGTATTTATGGTAATTAACATCATTACCTACCCCGGAGTTACTTGATATCCCTGATCCAAAAGTATCTGGATTAACCAAGTATTTAGTACCGTACAGCATTTCAAGGTATATGATATAAGCATTTAAGGTCAAGAACCCACCTTCAGAAAAAGGATAAGAAGATTCAGGATCTACGTTATTAACCCTCGAATACTTAGCTATATTGATTTGATTTACGTCATTGGCTCTCGGATAAGTTCTTCCGTTTAAAAACATTGTGCAGGCGTTACCAACTCCGGCTTCTGATTTACAACTTGTTTCTCCTTCATACAAGAAAAAGAAAGATCTTGCCTTGGAGTCTACTGTACATACAGGTCCAGGAGATAAAGCTGTGGGAGGCAGCACAGGGCACGTCTGGCGAAGGTCAAGTCCGTCCAGCATAGGAACCGTGTCTGCGTCGTACACGCCAGACCATATTTTCCCGCTTTTGCCAACTACCTTATCAACTACATACAGACTCTTGCTACATCCTAAGAATATGCTATAATTCTTTGAAGTAGTCTCCCAAGGTCTTAAAATCCTTACCTCTGATCCTGATACATTATAAAGTTTTTGACCAATACCATACTCTTCGTAAAAAGCCTTAGCGTCAAATGCTCCAGCATTACAATACTTATTTTTATGACCGTTATCCAAATACAGTTCCACATCGCATTCGGCTCTCATTTCCTCGGTTATGCCTACCGTAGGAGCAAAATCTCCGTTTTCAAATCTAAGGAGATTATTCTTACGAAGCTTCCCGACCGGACGCACTTTGTCTCCGGTATTTTGAGTCATGTCTATAAGGTAAAAATCCCAAGAAGGGAGAAGGCTTTTGTCGCCAACTGATTCCGTGGCTTCTGGAGGAAGTTGGTCCTCAGCCCAAGCGGATGCCGATCCTGAAGCACCTTCTTTAAGAACATTGAAAGTATTACCATCAGACAAAACAAAAGGCTCAGATTCCTCCCCTTTCTTCGATAAAAACTTTTCCCTTTTACCAACTTGATTAACGACGATGTTCTTCTTAGCCTTATTCCCTTCATCGGAAATAGTGTAATTCAAAGTCGTATCAAGACCTTCATTTATTTCAGAAAACACCGACACCAGTTTATCGTTCTCACCTTCTGTCGGATTAAATTTTACGTTGCTCATTTTCAAAAATCAAATTTGCATTCATCAACAACAGGCTCGCATTTGGTATTTTCATTAACCCATTTCATGCCCTCTTCTTCCAGTATCTTCTTAGCCTTTTCATTGGCATCATCAACGCTAATGAAAGACGTTACGGTACCAGCGTATATCCTCCTGTATTTCTCAGGGGCCTTCCATCCTTCCTTACAACGTTTACTAAACCAACCATGTTGATCTTCGTTGTAATAAACGGTTTTACATACTCCAGATTCGTTAGCGGCAGCCTGCCCTTCTTGCTCAAGAATCTTCGCAGCTTCGTAGTTGGCTATTTCGGTACTGAACTTAGACCATACACGCCCGGCCTCTACCACGTGATGTGTGGGTTGTTCTTGTTTTTGACCATCAGGACAATCATTTTTAAAGAAATCCCCTTCCTGTCTTGTGTTATAATATACCTCGCAACAGCCACCTACTTTATTAGCATACAACGGACCTTCTTTCTCCGCAAACTCTTCCGCTTTCCTATCTGCATCATCCTGGCTTATATCCGAACAAAATTCAGCCTCATGAACGATAAACGTTTCTTCAGAACCAAGATCTTCCAGACAATCCGATTTCTTGAAAGCTTTTCTGTATTCTTTGTTGTAATACATCTTTTTCATGACAAGATCTTATTAAGTTCTTCTTTAAATTTCTGAATCTCGTCCGGGCACAACCCGCATTCCCCTTCACATACGATTCTTCTCATACGATCTATTTTAAGAACCATATCCATATCAGGCTTAATACCTACCTTATACTTATGATATTGTAGATACTGATCAGCCTTACATGCTATAAAACGATCAGCACACTCACATAAGTAAGATGAAGGGAAAAGGATTTGCTGTGTACTTCCGGTAGCTGCCATATCATTTCGAGGTAAAATACCTGGCGTATTCTTTATTTATGTATTCAGAATAAGTAGCAAGATCATCCGGATCCGGGCACTCGTTCTTCAAATTAACGATCCACCCTCTTACCAGCTTTTGAATATCAGCATACCTTTTACTTACACCTCCTACAAACCTGAACTTGCGATGAAGGTCTATGATTTTCTTGTCCAATACAGCAAGTTCATCGTATTTCTGAATACAAGCCGCATTAGAATCAGCTTTAGGTGTCGTATTCGACTGAGGCTTTATAGCCCGACTTTTATTAACAGAAGCAATGTTGCTTCTTCCACATCCGCATCCCATAACTTATTGATATTTAATTGATTATATTTTACAACCACAATTTTCGCAATTATTGAGAACGTAAATCAATTTAGATGCTTTTTCGTATAATTGTTTTACGTTTTCAAAATTCCCTAATCTCATATTAGCTTCAGCCGCAGTCAGCAAAAATTCTATTTCTTTTATTTTATTAATAATGTCATCATCCTCATGATCACATAACACAGTTGACCTGGCCCATACTTTATCTATGTTAAGACGGATCAGATCCGTTTTTAAATACTTTCTGTTAAATGAATAAGAGGAAGGACTGCCTTTTATGGTAATATCGTATATACCATCTTTCAGGTTTTCAAAATCATTTCCACGACCCGGATTTATGCCAAGGGTCTTACTATTAAATACATTCAACTGATTCTTACCAAGATAATAAACATACTTATTCTCATCTTCAGGTGGTAAGATCTCTATAATAGCCGGCCTGTCTGCCAGTATCCCCCATTCCGATTGATCGGCTATGCGAAGTGTTTTAGGATTGTTGGTACTTATAACCTCAAAATCAAGATGGATGTTGTTCATACTCTCCTCCCATCCCATTCTGGTAAGGGAATCGTCGTATCTGGCTGTTATATCAGCTCCCTCTACCTCGGTGCTATTAACACGCACCTCAGTACCATTTATCTTGACTCCTACTATTTGGGCTACCAACGACTTAGCCATACCAAACATAGGAACAATAATTTCTCCACCGTAATCAGTTCCTTCATTTGGATACTGTACTACTTCCGTCTTGTACAGGCCGTCATTTCTTCTGGCTACTATTCTAATAACCATCTGATTTCCTACATCGTAGTCGGTCATTACTATCCTGACATAGAAAATGTTATTTCTTATCTGTGGTAAAATATCAATGTAATTCATTTCCTTCTCTTTTTCTACAAAGATATGGAAATGAAGCGATAAAACACAACATTGGCGTGTATTATTATGGAGAACAAGAACCCTACCCGCACATTCGAAGATCTACTCCGTATTCCCGGAATATGTCGTCGAAGGATATATCTTCGTCAGAATAATACACTTCGCATATCTTACGGTACTTTTTCAATGCCGAAACATATAGACTCAGCATATTCTTGCCTTTTATTTTCTTAATGGCTTTAGTGATGACCTCTTCGGTAGATGCGCTCATTAGGATATTATTGAAGAAGGTCCTAATATTGCAACCAAATCTTTCTTTAACCCTACCCCTGAATAGTCGATACAAGGTTATGTTCTTCAACGTATTCAAACCATTATTCTTCAACCTTTTATTCAATGACTCAACAGCTTTATCGGAAAAACATGTGCGATTCTTCCCTTCTCCATCTACGTATTCCGAAAACCAAGAATGAAGAGTTCCTGGATTTTTCATTATTCTGCCAATAAAAGAGTCAATGATATAAGTTCTAAGATCTCGTTTATGAGCATGGCAGGCCGCTATTTTCTCCTCCCTATTTAATGACATGTCAAGACAACGAAAAACTCGACAGCTTTCATCTATAAAATATTCAGGATGCTCTTTCTTAAATTCCTCCCTGTAAGCCTTGTATCCCACTTTTCTAAGGTGAGATATCTCAGAATTTATATAGAATCTAACACACTTACTTTCAGCCTCCTGAGTCTTTATATTGTATGGAACTGATTTACGACCATAGACAAGATAATCATAAACCATAGCCTCCACAAAATCAGCATACGGAAAATAACGGCCAAATCCGTAGTTCCAAACAATGAAACAACGCACTCTATCTTTCCAATAGTCGGTGATTACAAAATTACTGCTATATCTTAAATTGAACTCTTTTTTAAAGAAATGACCTGTTTTGCTATCATAATTAAGATTAAAATACCTTAAATTTCCTAAACATTGACCTTCCGGTCTACGCACTACATTATAGCTAAAACGGTTATACTCATTGCGTATAACCTCTAAAGGTGAGACCGACTCTTTCTTAAGAAGTCTGTCGTGAAGCTTGCGCCCGTCTTTTATTTCAATTATATTTACGCTCATATTTATTTATTTTTTTGGGCAAATATAGCAAACCAGTTTGCTTGCTCCAAATTTTGATAAAAATATTTTATCCTGTCCTTCGTTTGAGAAAATAGGGGGCAGGTTTTTTGTTTGCACCTATACCATACCTCAAAACGTATCCGTATTTCTATATTCGGATCGTAACACACTGAGCATCAGGGTGGACCAAGTTATCTTGAATAAAAACAGTCCCGATTATATCGTTCCTGATTTTATTATTCATTCCCTGAATTATTATTCATCTTGTTTTAATTAATTATTTGTTATTCATATTATTTTAACTTTTAAGACCTTATTCTTTATTCCTCATAATATGGAGTGACTGAAACCGAATCGACCGAAGGGAGTGAGGTGAAGGAACGTATTGCCCTATATGCTGTTTGGCTTATTGTTTAATCCTTTAAGTGAACGAATATCGTGACCGTAGGGAGCGATATGAGAGAACGTAGAAATATTGATTTAATTCTTTAATTCTTTAGTGAATTTATGCCGAATCGAGCGAAGCGAGTGAGGTATGAATGAACTTTTATTTAAAACCATGAAGTAGCCAGTGGATAAGCGGGCAGGGCAGGTAGGCGAGGCTGTAGTGTGTCATGGCGCAGGACAGCCCAGGCAGCAGAGCAGGTCCCTTCAGACCGCAGCACGAGGCAGGTAGGCGAGGCTGTAGTGTGTCATGGCGCAGGACAGCCCAGGCAGCAGAGCAGGTCCCTTCAGACCGCAGCACGAGGCAGGCCGGGTAGGTTGCAGGGTAGGGGTTGCCGTTGTAGGATAGAACTTCAGGATAGGCGTAAGACAGGCTTTGTCCGTCTTACCCCAGTGGCTTCTTACCATATCCTATAAAATACACCCATACTCAAACAAGGAGAAAAACCATCTTTAGACAATCCGTATCCGGCGGTGATTCCTAATCCCCACCGTCTACTTTTTTCGTATATTATTTCTCTTTTGTGGTAGATTGTCATCGTATCTAAATTTGGTCGGTACCCACTTATTACCGCTCTATAATCATCCGTCTGATACGTTTTTCTCTGTATTGGTATATTGATATAAACAGTGTCTTTTATCGTATCTTTTTTAACTATAGCATCCATAGGGAAAGGTATTTCTACCTCCCCTACGTCAACTATATACTGAGGAACAGGAATAGGTTGGATAATGGTATCTATTACCGTATCTATTTCTATATCGTGTATTATTTCTTTCTTCTTGCATGTTTTACCAAATAAGAAAGATATAAAACACAGTAGAAGAACTCCTAACACATGACTGACTCTCATTTTTTGCAAACACATCTTTTGCCCTCCTTATCTTCGTCTAAAAGATCTTGTATATCACCGTTGTTAATACCTTCTTTAAGCTCTTCTCCGAATGGAACTTTTTGCCACCAACTTACTTTGCTAAAGAAGTACTTAACGCCTTTTACTATCATCAAATCAGGTGCAAGATCTCCGAGGCGCTTGAATGCCATCCCACCGTATAATATTAAGGCAAATATTGTAATCCACTGAAGAAGCATGTCTATAAACTCTGGGGATTTATGCCCTCCCATAGACATAATAAGATCCATTCCGGATATGGTAAACAGCCCGAAAGAGCAGGCCGCGAACTCAAGAAGGATTTTCAAAACTCCCATTTCGCTTATGCATGTCAATATCTTAAAAGGCCTTTTTCTCTTTCTTCGGATATAGCAGTGTTTGATACTTTTTATAGTAGCTAACAAAAGATTTATAGCTAATATAAACAATATAGAATATATAAGGTGATGAATCTCCTGGAAATTCATCCACAACGCTGATAATCCGGAAATGAGAAAAGCCCAGAAACTTTCTAAATTCATCCTTCCTACAAATCTGTAAGCCATATTAGAACATAATTACTTTCTTGCTACTTCCAAGAGAGTCATATACGTCAATATGGACCCAATTGGTACCTGATTCTAATCTAATAGGACAAGGAAGTAAATCTTGCGACTGAATTATTTTATTCCTTGTCTCTTCTGCCGTCATACCCTTGGCATCGAAATCGATGGCTGCCCCAAGCATATGAGGACTGATATACAAAGACCCTGATACGGTCTTGGATTTTACTATATCCGAGATATTGTTCCTAAACCCACGCTCATCAAACCTTCCGCCCGACTTCCAGGTATTAACCGTCATCGGAGTTTTCAAAATGTCTTTCCTTAAAACCAGTATCGTGTGAAGCAACTCAGTTCTTAAATACCTCCAGCAAAGATCTTTGTCTCTATCGTACTCTTTAGGACCAACTAATTCAACAATACTAAAATACTGACTCAATTCTTTTATAATATCTTTTCTTTCCATAACTTAACCTTTTTCACAAAGATAATCGGAACCTTACCGAATATGAAAATAAGTGGAGTTTGGATTAAAGAAAAACCCCTGCATAAATAAATATACAGGGGCCATCCATAACATTAACAACAAATTACGACCTAAACAGCCCTCACATATCCGGCTGATACAAGATCGGAAAGATTCTCATAAGCCAAAGGGATGCCTGAATCTCTTATGCAAAGATACTTAATTTCTTTGTCTATGTAATACTTTCCATTCTCTAAAATAGAATTATATACCCAAGGAATAGGATCGTCTATCGTACCTGAATGTTTTTCCTGAACAACCATATACAGACTTTCGGCTCCACCTCCCTGACCAGGAACCCAGTCGGCTTGTAGATTGTGATTTTGCCTTACTTCAAACAGAGTCCAATCCAAATCCGAAGGTTTGTTTTTGCTACGGAAACGTTGCCCTTTTACAACAGCAGTTCCCATAGGAAGACCTTTGTCGCCATAAACTCCATCCTTATCCCAAATAGGATACAATCCTTTTATCTTAAGAGCCAGACTCTGGTCAGTATTCTCCAACATAGCCGGCGTATTGATCATCGCCCTCATGTACATGTTCAGTTGGTCCAGGAGGCTCCGGGTCAAGTTGCATGGCAATAACTTCTTTCACACTCGCATCAGAATTGTCTTGATGGAACTTTTCTTGATCGGAGTCAAGTTGAACCCATTTACCATCTAAGAAATCTTGGTAAGAATACCCTACTTCGTAAGAAGAGGAGTCCAACTCGTATCCTTCCCAGTAAAAACCTTTTACGTTTTTATTTACATAAACCATACTCTATCCTTTCTGTTAAGCTTGTTCACCTACTCTAATAACCAACTTATCATTGATATACCAGATACTTAATTCTATAAAACTATTTTTAGGTACTACTACGCTATCGCCTGACATGCTCTGGAACTGGCCAGAGGTAGGAAGCGGCTGCGTGATGTCTGTGCCGGTGGTGTTGTTGACCCGCACCTTCCATTCCCGCCCAACATCATCGGAAGATACGTCCATAGACAGGTTCGTGGCAGAAGAGACGTTGGCTATGATATTATGAGCACCTTTTGGTAAATTTGCTAATGTTGTAACAACCTTAGGAGTCGTAGCCATAAACTTCAAATAAGACAATATGGTATTAGACAACGTAACCATATTATTCATAACCTTATATGCCTTATCTTGGGTAACAACAAAAGTCCCTACCTGAATCTCTATATCAGATTCGGATGTTCCTTCCGCTGAGTTGGTATCAGCAAATGAAACAAGTATTATTCTTAGTTCGAAATTACCTTCAAAATCCCTGCCATCTAAAAAATAATCCAAAGAATAATAATTGTTACCTAACTTACCTAACGTAATTTTATTATTGTAAGCATCCAGAACCTTCCCAAACGAAATTTCATCAAGTGTTCCTGAATTACCTAAAAACATAGATAGATCAAGATAAGTCGAATCTACACCTGTACTTACCATACCAAGCGATTCAAGTACCTTAGTTCCACCTTCTTCAGTAACCAAAATATATTCGTTATACACGTTTTTAGTTTCTGTAGATGCCACATCGTCTTTTACGAGATACATGACATTATCTTTCGCTTCTTCAACAGTAGGAAGTTTGCTAACAATCTGCTTCTTCCACCCTGCTGCCGAAACAGCATCATCTATGTACTGTTTTGTTACATGATCTCCCCATGTCATATTACTAAGAAGAGTCTTGCTACCGTCTTGACTTCCGGCAGGGGGAGCCGGGATAAGGCCTCCTTTGCCCGACTCTGAGCCCGTCCCAGGAGCGGCCTGCACCACATTTTCAAGTCTGGAATCAACCTCCAGACCTTCGAATTTACTGTTATAACCTACTTCTGCCATTTTTTATTTTTTATTGATTTTGTCCAACAATTTCTTGATCTGGTCTACGATGTCCATCACCGCGCCAACCTTGTTTTTTACGTCCTCAACCTTCTGATCAATCTTAGAATCCAAAGCCTTTAAACGGTCTTCGTTTTTACGATACACTAAATACAGGGATAAACCGATGATTGCTATCGTAAGGATATTAGCCAAAACGCATCCGATTATTATCTGAAACATGATGATTATATGGTAGATAACGCTACCACACGCTTTAATTATTCAACTTTTTTACAAATATAGCAATTGTCCCAACCATAACAAGATCAAAGACGCTCGTCATTAACATCGGACACCCATTCTTTAGATGAAAGAACAGATTCAAACTCAGAAGAAGGGCTGTCATATACCGGATACGGGTATTGAGGTTCGTCATCAGCCTGCATGTCTAAAGACTTGAATAGATGATCATAATGTCCTACATGTAAAATAACTTTATAACCGTCTACGCTCGCTCTTGGGCTGTCTATTCCTAATTCACGTCTCTTTTCTTCAGATAGTTACATATTTCAATGAAATTCAAAGAAATATGCTTTTCTTTAAGAAAGTCCTATTCGGAGTTTCTTTGGTGAACTACAAACCTCTATCGGATTATAATTAAATTCTCCGACTTCTTTTCTTAGAATATTGAGAGCTCCGTTTAAATCAGCATTTATGAATGTTCCATTTTCTGATCTAAACAACCCTCTTTTAACTCTTCTACCTGCGTAGGAATCATGCTTTTTGATCGGTTCGTTGTCAATAAAGCTACATTTTGAAGTGTAACTTTCTTCTCTTAAAACAACTTCAATCCCATTTAGCTTACATTTATAACAAACCATTTCAATGAAAACAGCATGAGGGATGTTTACAAAGTTCTGATTATTTCGTTTTCCTATGTTAATTTCTTTCTTCCACCCATCGTTACAGGGTTCTCTGCCATTTGTTCATTAGTGAGACCTAATGCTGAATATCTGGCTACTATGCCTTCTATGTCTGGGAAAGAATCAGCATTACATGGTAAATCTAATATCATCTTCGCATACTCTTTAAAAGGTATAGAAGTAGGTACATCATACCCTTTGGATATAAGGGCTTGCCTTATATCCTCTTTGGTATTGATGACCCTCATTAACTTATCTGATATGGTTCCCATTACACTTCCTCCCCATTTATGTAATCTAATACCTGACCTATGTCTCCGATGTCTGATTTTATTGACTCTCCTTGAGAATGTATTTCAATAAGTTTCTGATATAGGGTGTTATCCCCTATACGATTCTTATCTGTAGCTTGTTCTTCGATCTTAGTTATCGTATCAGGATCCTCGTACTTAACGCCATCAGGACCATACCATTCGTCTGTTAAATTCGTGTATTTATGACGAACTGGAGTCGATTTAGACTCCAGTGTTACTAAAAAATATTCGTTACAGCTCATGACAATAAGATTTAGTGGTTGCAACAATTACATCTACAAACTGTTCTCACGTAGCCAGAGGGAATGGCAGCCAGCTCCGTCCCTACGGCGATCGCCGGGTCAGTGCTTTCCATGACCGTCAGCGCCATCTTGTCCACGTCAAGGTCATTGTCGTAAACGATTTCTCCCTCAACGTAGATGCTCCCTGCATCAGAAACGTAGCAGTTTTTGACCTGTCTTATATGGCGCTGTGTAGCAGACGCAAAATCACACTCGATACTTAACCACCCTACCGGTATCTGATCGATATTGGATCCGATATTGTAATCAGGGTCGGTTGTTTTAAGAACCATATGTCTCAATTCCCTTGTATTTCCGTATCCGTCCATTGTTATGTATGTTCGGATCTGAACCTTACCCTTTTCTGTCTTATAACAGTTTTCTACTATTTCTGTATCGGATGTAGTAGCATCAGGGAAATCACAAACAATACGCTGCCATCCTTCTTGTATTTTGCTGAATGTGGCGCCTATTTGTATATCAGGGTCGGTCGTTTCTAAGACAATAAGATACTCGTCCCGGACACCTATTATGCTATCTACCGACCTGTATCCACCAAGATGTATTTTACCACCAGGAGTAGTATAACATTCATCTACGGACATAATATGTCTTTCTGTAAGATCAGGGAAATCGCATTCGGTTTTCGTCCATTCGTTAGGTATCTTATCTATTCTCGTCCACTGAGGATAGGCGTCGTCCGTTGTCTTAACAATATAATAATACTGTTCCCTTACACCAAGAACGGCATCAATAGCTTGATAACCTTTTATATTGACCTTACCACCATCAGTCTTATAACATTCGTCCACTTCAACAATTTCCCTGTCCGTCATGTCAGGAAAATCGCAGACCATCCTAACCCAATCTTCGGGAATGGAATCCAGCACGGTTCCTACCTTAATATCAGGATCAGTAGACTGAAGGACAGTATAAACCTCTTCCCTGGTCCCAAGAATGTTATCTATGGCCACCAAACCTTCTACTTGCACTTTCCCCTTTTTAGTAGTGTAACATTCAAGAACGTAAGTTACGTCTCGCTCTGTCATGTCAGGAAAGTCACAAACCATTCTAACCCAATTTTCCGGAATTAGCCTGAAAACATGGCCGGCAGGGAAATTATCGTCCGTCGATTGAATAACGGTATAAATAGATTCCCTGATATTTATCTTATCATCTATGGCTTCTAATCCTTCTATTTCAACCTTACCATCCGGAGTTTTATAACATCTGTTGACGAAAGTAATGTCGCGTTCTGTCATATCAGGAAGATCACAGTCGATCATAACCCACTCGTCCGGTATTTTAGCAAGAACCTTACCTACCGGATTATCCATGTCAGTACTGTCGGTAATTCTATGGGTTTCTTTAAGAACATCCATCTGATCGTTAAGAAGATACCAACTCCATACTTCAACCTTCCCACCAGGTGTACGGTAACAAGTTTTGAAATCTTTGATAACTTTCTCGGCTATATTAATCCACTCCCATTCGGTTGTGGCCGGAATACCAGAAACAGGATGCTTCTTGCCTTCTTCGTCAAGATACCAATAACAGCCATTTAAGGACACAACCACCTGGTAGATTTTGTCCCCTATTTTTATACCGGATTTGCTGTCATCTACCGGTTGGGAGGAACCCCATTTTCCAACTATGTTGGTTATTTTGTCAATGCCCCTACCTAAGGCACCGACTAAAGAATCCACGCCATTCATATGAAATCGATCTATTTCAAATTATTTTATTACAAAAAAGGGGGTGGAGGACCAGCCTCCTCCCCCTTGGGATATATAGAAAAAAGGAAAATCAAATCTTGCAGGGCTTGATATTTGCCGAAGCAGCTAACAAGTCCATAAGGTCTTGAATACCTTCGTGAGCACCATACGGTACATGGAAGTGTACTGTAATATGATCATCAATTACCCTACCGAAGCCGTTAGAGTAACGTGCCGGCTTCAGCGTTACTGAATAATCAGCATACGGAGCCAACAGGTCTAAGCGGGTTTCTTCGTTGGTAAACATCCGTTCCATAAGTTCTTGGTGAGTCTTACGGAAGTCGAAGAACATACGTTGTTCGCGTTCTTTATCCAGCAATTCAGCGCCGAGGTGAGTGCGCGGAGCCCAGTGCTGTTTGTATTCGGTATGGATCGGGTTGAAGTACGTGCTGATAGCCTCGCGCTGTTCATCCGGATAACCACCATTTACAGCAATACGAACAGATCCTTCCTGGAATGTCAGACGGTCAATCAAACAGTCAGACGGAGAAATCATGTAGTCAATACCACGGAACAAGATACCGCATTTACAGTTCTTAGGAAGCGGATCGGCGATAATGGACTGATCTCCTGCTACGGCACCCAAACGTTTCCAGTTACGTCCACGATAAGATTCGGGAGCTTTAGATACGAAGAAGTCTTTGAAGATTTTATCGCATTCGTCGCAAACCATGTTAGTAACGACCGTTGTTTTGAATTTGTGTTGACATCCACCAGGTGTACCGTAATCTTCGATTGTCAGATACGGGAATGCTGCCTGCAATTCTTCTTTAGCACTGTTACCACATTCATCATCCGGCAACGTGATTTCATAAGCTTCTTTCGAAATCTTACAAGAACCACATGCTTCCCAGCTAACGGTAGTAACAGTAGGATTGCTACACATATCTGCTGTTTTAGCAACGAACGTTACTGTGGCAGTCGGATTAGTTTCTACAAATGCATCGATATCAGCCTTCGTCAGTTTCTTGCTTACGGCCACAGTGTACATACCTACGCCGCCATCTTGGGCTGCTGTTTTCTCGGCAGTGCTACTAACGGCATTCTTAATGCTTTCTACTACAGTAGACTGATCAACCCCATCATCCTCTAACGTTACGGCATAAATCAAACCTCCGTCTACCTTAGTATATCCATCAGGGCACTCTTCGCAGCCTTTCATGATAGAAGACAGCTTTTGAGTATAATCAGAAGGCTTACCACCTTCTTTCATCACCTGATATTTGGATGTAGAAAGATGACGTCCGACCCTCTTAATATCCAAACCAGGATAAGCAGCCTTAAGCTGAGCCAGGGCATAAGCATCACCGGTATCACACATTTCCATGCAATAGAAATTCATGTCGGTTTCCACCGGAGTTTTTTCCATTTCATTGCAAGAATGGATAGGATGGATTTCTACAAAATCACCTACCTTGCCACCGCCTGCAATCGGCTGATTCTTGATACGTTCGATTGTTTTCAAGATAGCAGCCAAAATATCAACATCTTCGCAAGGATCACATTCTGAGCACATATCCTCACGACCCGGACAGTTTTCGAAAATGATGTAATCATCAATATTCACCTCACCCATCGGATAACCACGAAGCTCAAACAAACGTCCTGTCAGCTTAATATGGATAGGAATACGATCGCCTTTTCTTGCTGTAATAGCTGTACTGTCGTCAATTCCGTTATAACCGAAAATAACCTCATCTACTTTAATTTCTTTACTCTTCGGAGCAGAAGCATACACTTCTATAATTTCATCAATAGCAAACGTAGGTGTAGAGAATGATTTATCATCAGATACACGGTCGTTCACCATCTCATTACGTCCGATTCTGATCTGGAAACGTTGTTCGTCCTTACGATATCCTTTCAAGTCTTTCAACGCTTTCAAACCATCTTTAGTCTGCTCACCATCCAAATCATAGATAGCGATCTGACCTTCTTGAAGCAACAAAGAATCTACGTCCGCCAACTTAGCGTGCGGAGGACAGATAATGTGTCTGTCATACGGTTTATGGATAGCCATAGCCTTATAATATTTTAAAAATTAATATTCTGTTATCTGTCTCAAAAATAGTGATAGTCATATAAGCAACAAAAAGCATTATGAATTAATTAATTCTTAATGCTTTTTGATAATCTTTAATTTAGGATATGCCTTTCTTCTGCTACAAAGGAGATTGGACGTTGTTTGAATCTATTTGATAACGTCCGTATTCGCTTTCATTCAAAGCAAATTGCTTTTCAATCATGTTAAGGATAATACCAATTAATTTATCATCTAATTCAGGATCTATATCAGTTGAATTAGAACCATCGGATTTAATATATCCTTCGATGTCAACTTCCTTCGGATAGCGGTAATATGTAAGGTAAACGGTGTCTACATCAAAACCAGACTTATACACCCTTACCGAATCTTCGCCTATTGTATAGAATGTTTCCCTAAAATCAAAATCAGGTTTGTTAAAAAAGTCGGCAAGAAGCTCATGCGGGTTTTCGTTCTTAGCCTCCCACATGGTAAAATCAGTGACCGTGCATTCACCTTTGGTAAATACGCCTGATATGTTTGAAAAGGAGAAGAAATCAGAAGGCAATGAAAATAAAGTGCTTTCCGGATTATCTTTATCTCCTCTCTCGTCAAGTTCTTTCGAATACACAACCAACTTTTGGATATAACGTATATCCTCTTCATTTTTCTTATCAAGGATATAACGAACAAGGCGGTTTTGTTCGTCATTAAAAAGCTGAACAAAACGTGCCTTGTCAAGTTTTATACCACCGTTGGTCATGTTTTCTTCAGCCTTCTGTAAGGCCCGGAGATAACAATCAACGATTTTCATAAATTATTATTTTTTGTCAGCGTATTGATCAACATCGAAACCTTTCTCATCTTCCTTTTTATTCTTGTCAGACTTAGTGCCTTCTATTTTTTTATGCTTGTTCTTTAAAGCGTTATACGCTTCCAGGACACGTGACTTAGTTTCTAACATCGACTTATTGGAAGCAAGAGCCATAGATGCAGAGATGGCGTCGGCGCCCAGGAGCTCGCCATTCAGATACAGTCCGTCGGTGTTGACGGTGACAGCCAGGCCCTCGATCATTTCCCTGATCATACGATGGAATTTAATCACCTGCATCCCTTCGGAAGATTCGTCGTCAGATAAGAACCTTGAGCTTGCTTCTTTATACATGTCAACGTTTGTATTCTTGGCGTCAATCCAATTAGTGAATATGTATTGAACCATGCTCTGATCAAGCTCTACGCTGTATATGATGTCAAGATACAAAAGCAGATCGTAGATGCTTTTCCTTTCAGCCTCTGACCCTTTCAGCTTGTTCATAAACTCATATAAAATATCAGCCTTGTCAATCTGACGTTGTTTCCTGATATCTACGGCCGTAGTCTTGTCTTCTACACAATAATAAGATTCGACATACATCGGATTACCGTCTTCCTCTTTAGGAGTAAGAGACTTGGACAAAATAGCTATATACAGCTCAAATAAATCACGAACGTCATTAGTGTAGAACAAACGACCATCATACAAGTCAATTCTGTAAGAATCCCAGAAATCGAAGTTCTTTTGGTCCAGGTCCTCATTGACAGTTTCTTCAAACGGATACCGAATATTCTTAATACGCATATCCATTTCATTCTTCTTGTCTTCAAGTGAGTAACCTTTATAACATGCTGAATTGATGAAGAAACCGGTATCATACACCCTAAGATCCTTATCCCATCCACAACAAGATACTGTCTTGTTCCCAGGGAAAGGAGTCTTGGAAATGCCTCTTTCCTGATATCCGGAAGGAGCTTCTTCATCCATCTTACCTGTTATAACATAAATAGAGTCGGAATATATCTTCATTCCTCCTACGGTAGCCAGCAGTTTCTTAGACTCATGGCTTTCTTCAAAAATCTTTTTTCCCATTTTTTTATATACCCTACGTCTTTTCATATATGAAAAGACTATGTTAGAAACAAAATTTGCGGCCGGTTTTAAAGCCGACCGCAAGTTAATATTAAAAGTTATGATTACAAAGAGCTTGGTAACAATTCAATTGTTACAAACCGGCTGGTATCTTTTACCCAACAAGCCGATACAGAGTGGCACCAGAATTGTTCTGACATACGAGGATGGCTGGATACAATTTCTTGAGCCGATACTCTGGATGACCATCTACCTTGTTCGTAACCCCACCACATAGAACCAATATCAGGCTTAACGTAGAATACGTTGCTGTTGATATTACCAATACGAGCTTCGGCTGAAGCAGGAATACCGGCGAATGCATTGGAATATTCAGGAGCGGTCAAGTCTTCCATAATACATGAATATGATGTGATAGGAGTCATGCCGTCTACCAACTGGCTTCTATCTACCATATCAACGTAATCCAAAGAAGGTTCGTGTTCTACAATGACCTTACCAATACCTGGAATAGTAACACCCTTGATCTTTACAGTTCCTAATTCAAGAGCATCGTTTGATCCTGTTACCGGGTTATTGATGATACGTTCTGTACCCATAAGCGGAGCCAAAGCACCTAATTGAGAGAAGAACTCATCACGGAAGATTTCAACGATGTTCTTATAAGCCATAGCACCTACCTTGAATTTCATTACACGATTTTCAATCGGCATATCGCTACGACCACGGAAAATATAGTCAGCAGCAGCCAGGAAGTGTTCACGCTTGATACCGCCCGGACGAGCGTAGGAAATAACGAAACCACGGCGAAGTTGATGGTACAAACCTTCGTTTTTCATCAAAACACCATTATGACCCTTGACTCTACCTCCACGCATGAACATAAGTTCGTATGCTTCCATCTTAGCCAACTCAGCCAAGCAGAACAAAGACACTGTATTGGCTACACGTGCTGTACGCATATCAATGCTTCCGTCACCAAGACGAGAACCGATGATAGCATAACTCGCATCACCTCCTCTGATTTCAGAAAGCTGACGAACTTTCTGGTAAGCTTTGTCGATGAAATTCTGTGTGCGTTCGTCCGCATAAGCCAAAGACTTAATACCAGCGTACATAGTCGTTTCACCTTCAACACCACGGTGTCCACCAAGCGTAAATTCACAAGTCATAGAACCGGCCTTAGAAGCACCTCCTACACCAGAGAACTGAGTAGAGAACTCACCAAGAACGTTTGTTACCTTCCAGTATTTAATACCGGCACGAAGCATGTCTTTCGGGAAGTATTTAGCACGAGAACGGCCCCACAGCTTACACCAGTATCTCCAGTTTTCACCTTCTTGTTTAGGAGGACGCTCTGTAGAGATAAGAGCCTGGCAACCGTTAATCACATCGTAAGTAATAACATCTCCTTGTTTAAATTGTGCATTCAATACAATTTCGAAGAAGCTTTCATCAATACCGGGTTTTGCATATTTCAAAGACGTATCTTCTACTGTAACCACCTCATACGTCTCTGATACCGGAAGATCATAACGGAATGAACCATTGATACCATTTACGGTAATAGTAGCATCCTGTTTGATCATACCCATATACATAGGCAGAGGATAGTTTGTAATATTAGAAAACAACTCAAGCATACCCAGATGGTTCTTATCCGGATCTTCGTAGTACCAATCTTCTAAAGAGCTAAGATCGTGTTCTACGATACTTTGCTTAACGACTTTAGCGTCGGTATATCCAATCACCGTGTCACCATTCATGGTGGCCGGGAAATTTTTTGTTAAAAGTACATTAGCCATGAACGAAAAAATGTTTTAATTTTTAATCTATACTGATTTCATCGAACTTCACACCTTGAACTTGATCGCCTTTATCATCTACCGGAGCCACCCTCTTGTCTTTATTTGTATGGCTGATGAGCTTATAAATTTTCTTTTTCTCATCAACTACAGCTTGATTCGACTTCTGTTTTATGAACTCTCCTGGGTTCATAAGAAACATAATCAAATCTGGCGCTTCTTCCGGATTCATCATCATCTCCCTTACCCTATTAAATGCTTTGGTAATTCCGGGATTCGATTCAGAAGGTTTTAGGGCAAAATCAAGAGCTTTAGATACCATAGTGTCATTTAGCTGATACTTTGCCTGGATAGAAGACTTAAGGTCTTTCTTATACCTTCTAAAATCTTCTGCATCCTTCGCCTTCTTTTCGGCAGCCTCTTTAGTACGTTGCTGGATAATATCATCCATTCTCTTATCAAGCTCAGCCTTATACTTTATAGCCTTTGCTTCAACATACTCTTCACCTTTATTGATAATACCTTTGAAAAACTCATCAGCTTCATCTTTAGGCAACCCAAGAAGATCAACATAATGGCGAACGATCTTTATCTGATCTGCTTTGTTTTCAATGTCAAGCTTTTCTATAGGAGCGACATTCGTATCATATTGCTTAAGAATATCAACGATATTCGCGCCGGCCTTATCAGCCTGGATAAGCTTCTTAGTAATATCAGAAACAGAAGTAACATCTATCTTATCCTTAACAATGTCCTCTTTCTGGCTTTCAAGGACTGTGGATAATATGTCACACAACGAATCTTCTTTACTAAAATCAAGATCATTGATAGTAATCTCTTCGCCGTTTTCACCGCTAAACACCACATCTTTCAAATCGGGAATAATTCCCCTTGAAGAAAGGGCATCCAATACTTTTCTGTAATTGACAACCGGGGTCTCTACCTGATCCTGATTAACATCAACTACATTATCTTCTCCTTTTTTATCCTCTTTAGGATCAGGAGTAGGATCAACAACCGGCTCTTCTTTAATTTGAGAACCTTCTTCTACAGGCTTCTCATCTTTTTTAGCCGGTTCATTACCATTAATAGGCAGAATATCTTCTTCCCTATTATAAACATCATCAACCGGACCGATACTAAAAATATCGTCCAATTCTACTATTCCATTTTTTTCTAATTTTCCCATACTGCAAAAATATTTAAATACCTATATTTCAGATAAAAAACCTATAAGTGTTTAATCTTCACTAAAAATTAAATATCCCCAAATTTTATTAGAGATTTTCTAATGAAATTTGGGGATATTTAATCCTTAATTCTTATTGATTCTGGCTACATACCTTTTAGTGGCGTCTTCCCTCGCTCGTTGAGCAAGCTCTTTGGATTTTAATTTTAACTCTTCCATTTTCATTCTCATTTCATCATCATGAAGTTTGGAATCGTTTTCGATCTTCTTATCCTCTATCCTTTCCTTGCTTTCTATATCAGCTTGCCTTACGGTCTGATCTGAAACAGAAGCCAGGAAGTTGAGGGAGGTGGCGTCGCTCTTGGCGTCTGCCGCCCTGCCTGCCGCCTGGATCTTCTCTTGGAGTATCCTGTATTGACCTTTCTTGTCTTCTAAAGCAAGTTCATGCTGACGTTGCTTATCCTTCTCAGCAGCTTCAGCTTGTATCTGTTGCTGGTTAAGCTGCATCTGATTCTGTTGTTGCTGCTGCATCTGACGCTCGTTGTATGCGCGAGTATTCCTTGCATTCTGTATAAGTTCCACCATAGAATCTGATGTGAAGATAGATGCAAGATCGTAAATGTCTCCTCCGGCCGTATTTAGCTGCAACATAAAGGTCTTGAACTTTTCAAGCTCATCCCTTTTCTTCGAGTTGGATAAAGCTTGAACACCAAGATGCCTTAGGCTAAGACCGTCGGTTCCTATAGATAAAAACGCTCTGGTAAGGTCACTTTTTGTGTACATTACAGAAATATCCTTTCCTTCTTCCTGGCATTGTTGAGCGACAGCCATATGAAGATCCAAAGCGCGTTTCTTGAAGTAACCGAAGTTATCAAAGTATATCTGTGTTTGTAACATAGATGCTGTAACGCCCTGCTGGACCCCGGTGGCAGTCTCATACCTGTTGGGACCGTTAATTACTTGAGGCGTGATACCAACCATTTCAAAACACTTCATCCTCGACCATTCAGCAAGCTCCATTCTTGTTTTAAGCTGCTCTGTCTGCGACAAATCATAGACGGCAAACTGGTTGAAAGGAACACCGCCTTTCGTGTTTTGAGATGAGGTATCTAATGTCAGAGCTCCTACAGACTTAGCTACATCAAGAAGATTAGCCCATATATCAGCCACATCTTCACCCAAATCCTTGTATTCACTTGGAACCAGATTTATATCCCCTAAGAAGAATTTACCGATCTCCTTTTCAAGAATATTGTTTATCTGATTTATGGAGAAATTATAAAATATTTGATATGGCTGAATCCTGTTGGCCATAGAAGTACCGATATATCCGGCAACGGGTAGAACAAAGTCATAGATGTTACTATCCCCTTTTATCTGGTGATCGATAGGTTCTCCATCCAGATACAGGTTATCCTGAGCGAGAGCCCCGCCACTGATCTTAACCCCGTACCTTACCTGTGGAACGTAATCTACGAAATAGGTATTAATCTCCGGGTTCTCCATTCCCTTACTCATGGTCCTGGTAATTTTCTTAATACCATTTTCCTGTAAAAAGTCCTGAAGAAGCTCGTCGGTTACCATTTCGGTAGTTACTAATCCGGTTTCAGTTTGGTAGGTAATTACATACACCTGAGCTGGGGATACCCAATATGATTCAGTTACCTGATACAAATCACTACGAACATGCTCGTCGCTCAAACTCTGGGCACGGTTATAGTAATTACCATGCTCTAAATTTGGCATGAATCTGGTTCTGTGATATTCGTTGCCATTACTATCGTATCCGGTATATGTGCCGGCTGGAATACCGTAATAATCTTCATAAGCTTTTATAGAGGCATAATCATTATATCCTTTCCAAGGTATTACCTTATTCTGATATAACATCCCTACACTCGCCAATTTGGATAAACTTACATAGCTCCCATTATCACCATTATGATAAGTACCATTGAAATTATCAGCACCCCCTATAAGCTTCTGCTTATCTTTCGCCGTAAGAAGATGCCCCCACCTTACTATAATATCATTGGCAGTATAATAATGAACACGACCAATATAATCACCGTACTGCGGATACTTGCTATCTAATGTCTTAGAGTAAAATGTATTCAACGGAGACCACCTCTCAGGCTTATAATAGTCGTATCCTACATGATAGTTTCTAAAGCAACGACCGGTAAGGAGATAGTCAATGAAATTCTCGGTATCTATCTCATCCATGTAAAAGCGCCCCCTGTCCGCTTCAAGCGTATGAGAACCCCATATAACCTCGGCAGTCTTCCATTTTGTATTCATGAAATTCTCTATCTCAGGAGGGGTCATAGATGCTTTCACCTCTTGTATCTGTTGAGCATAAGCCTGCTTTTCTTCTTCGCTGGCAAAATTATTATAATCCGGATCCAATCCTCTATTTAATAACTCTTGCCTAACCCTTCTGTCCAATTCCTCTCTAATGTAATTATAAAGAAGATTTTCCTTCGTGGCAGAATACTGATTCACTTCAGATTCGTCCAATCCAACTACATTATACTTATCAGAAAGGTTGCCCAACCATCCTACAAAAGCATTTACGATCGTACCTATTATATCATAATGACGTAAGAATGATGGAATATTCACATTATCCCTTATAGACTGAACATCCTTAAGATAAGGAATTACATCTTTCAGTTCCATAAATGACAGCTTGCCTTCCATCATCCTATAAAAATCCTTGAACTTTTGGTTCTCATCAAGCTGCTTCAAACCAATCAATTCAAGAGAATCCATAGTGGCTTTAAACCACTCCCTGGTTTTTCTCTTGGTAGGTATCGCCTGCACCGGCAACCCTGAAAATACTCCTCTGGCCGGAAAAGCCTGATCTCTATTAAAATACTCCATGAGCTATATGTTTTTTCACAAAGATAGGTAAATTGTTCTACCTATCTCATTTTGTAAGGGTTATGTCTTCTTACCGTAAATCCTTTAACCTGCTCTGTCTTCCTACGTTCTCTCTTCTTTTGATTCTCCTTCTGAGTCGTACTTTCAGGCATGTAACCCATATCATCATAATACTTAGCCAGAAGAAGAGCGTGGCCGAAGGCTATGATACGGTCGGTGTTGGTCCCAGGACCGAAGGCTATGATCTCATCAAGAAGTTCTATATCAGGGATACGGTAAATACCTTTCTGTGTTATTTCATTACCATCATCATCATACCCAACAACAACATCCTCCCAGCAATATTGAATAACGGTATTGAAAAGCATGCGCTGATTGGGAACCGTAGGAGCCAAACCGAGCTTGTTGTTCTGACGGGCGCCAGCACGGATAATCTTACCGGCAAGACGTTCGCCATCTTCCAGCAACATAAGCTGCTTATTTCGTCTCGTAAGATAAAATTCATACATTCGGTCGGCATTCTCCATAAGACACTTGGCCCCATACGCTTCTTGAAGTATTTCACAATTCCTACAAAAATCATCGGAAGATGGAGGACGTGATGCGTATGATGCTACTATGCAATAAGCAAATGGATCGTTGATTTTTACATATCTTTTAAGTACATAAAACGAACCAACAGAATCAGTATCAGCCTTGTCAGATTTATAGGGGTCAAGCGATGAAACATAAGTGTAATCAAAAACACCTCCTTCTTCTGGTGGATCCTCATATATAACAACAGGAGAATCTATGTTACCACCTTGAAACGGATAATCAGCAAGCTGCTTATCACTAAAATTATACCCCATTTTCATGCCGTCTATCTGATAAATATCCACTGTTTTACCAGGCCTACCTTCTTCAAGAAGACGGCTTTTGTGCTTCAACGCATCTTCTACAGGGAACCTATTTACGTTCGTATTAAGGAAACAATCATCTATAGACAAAGGGAATGCCATTCGTTCTTGGACGTATAAAGCCCTATCCTTTTTGACAAGTTCGTCAAGACGTGATTTTATTATTCCAGTATTTTTATCAAAATCTGAAACTTTTATTTTTATCTTCTTAAGACCGGGAGCATTCTCTACTCCAAGATACTTATCAAGAGTCGTTTCTTTCTTTTCATACGCATGAGACATCTGGGCCGGAACAAAGCATCCAGATTTACATATACGCCATGTTGGTTTAATAACTCTCTTATTTAGAATATCATAATTCATTATAATGAATCCATATTCGTCCGGAGAGTTCATGATTTTCTGGGCATCTTGAGACTTTTCTACATTACCGCCAGTTCCCGCCATCAAACAAACGCCCCTCATTCTACCATGCATCATATGCGCCGGCCTACCGGCAAGCCATGCTCCAAGCACCGGAAATTTACCTACCTCATCATATATAGACGTATATGGAGTTCCGCCTGCGGTCTTCAATGAGCCTCGCGTCTTTCCATCATCAACGTTGGTGATTCTTATTCTGGCATGAACATCACGTTGGTTGTTGATGTTTCTTGTACCTAAAACAACTTCTTTAGTCCAGTCGTTACCGGTCCTGTTTATAGTAAGATAAGGAGGAAGATTATCAAGTCCAAACTCAAGATACTCTCCCATATTGGCAAGGTCTTCTTTACTTGCTCCAATAACATTATGCGTCAAATTGTACGTCATTGTAGCATTACGAGCCAGAAGAGAGCTCATTATGGCCGTATTATGAGTAACGATGTAATTGGTGGTCAAAAATAAATGAGAGTCATTATCAACGGTTATACAAGTGGCATGCTCCTTTCCGTATATCGATATGGATCTTATTTTTAATTCCTTACGATTCCTTGATAGTATAAGTTTGTTCCCCTCCAATTTAGCATACCAACCTGAAGCCCAAAACATACGTTGTACAAAATTTATGACATCCATGTCAATATGAGACAACATAAGCTCTTCTTCTCCGGTTACTACGTTTCTGAAAGAACGAATGAAGTTTTCTATAAAATCTTTTTTTTGATCTATGGACGATCTTAAAAATTTCTTACAAATGTATTTATCGAAAAACATATCCCCACCATAGCCACCGAGATAAGCCGCCAGCATCGAGGCGTAGGCCGACGGCGGAACCGGCAGCTTTGCCGTAGGGTAGTTCAGGGCCTCACCTACCGGAATAGACATACTCTTATAATCTAATCCAGCTATGGCTCTAAGACTCCTAACATGCCATTTTCCGCCATGATTGACACGCCATTGGTGATTTCCGCAACAAATAACGTTACGACCGTCTTCAAATACGACTCTGTAGGTAGTTACTTTTCCTTGGGGATAAACACCTACGACTTCTACCAAATTCCCTTTATCGTCATATATCTTATCCCCTACAACGATATTTCCTATCATATTTTCCCGGTCCTCAAGATAAAGTATCTCAGAGTCAAGAAGGGCTTTTCCAAAACGACGGCACCCGAACATGAATATTCCTTTATTCTCTTCTTCAGCCTGCTTTAGAAATTCGGCAAACATCCATTCATTATCACGAAGCTGCGAATTTCCAGGAATACGATCATCTCCTACGTCAATCATCATCTTCCAGAAATTGATATGCCAGTATAGCCAAGGATGGATAAATACACCATTTATGGTAACACCGTTAAGGAGTTTCATAGCCTCATTTTCCCAGAATTGCTTGACATCATCGTCTTGCTCTTCATAAGAATAAAGGTCATTCCATAACGGAATATCGTTACCCATATTTATATAAAGTTCTTTACTGTTAAAATTCATGACAAAACTATTTATCGAGCTTGCTCTTAGCTTCATTCTTGACAAAAGACTGAATACCTGATACTATTTGTCCTCCTTTTAGACTTTTCTTGTTTTTGGCAGCCTCAAGCTGATTATAGACATCCATTATCCCACACATCTTAATATAAGATTCAGTCCATTGCATTAAGCTATCAGACAAGCTTTTTTGAAACCTAAATTCTTTCTCCCTCTTATCGGAATCTTCTATTTTATCCCAAGGGTTTTCAGATAGATAACGTTCAGCCTTATCTATCTGATCCCTTAGCACAAGAAGTTTCCGATCTACGTAAGAGACATCATCGTTAGTCGGCTTTCTTGCTTTCATTGTTCACGATTTTTAAAAAAGCCTCATACTGAGACTTAAGCATATTAAACCTATCTTCAAGAGAAGATGGATCAACACGATACTTACACATGTTTTTTATTCCTTCCTCAACAGATTCGTCTTTGAATACAACAGAACCAGTATTATTATCAACGTACATAATAAAATCTGATTCTCTGTCATTTACTATCCTATCAAGAACCTTCTTGCTGTCATCATCTACATTGAGATCATGACCGGCGTTAATAGACAACCTGTAGACGGTCTTGACAGAAGAAGATACTTTCAACATCTCTTGTTGATACAAGTTGGTCATAAACGACTTTTCTTCTAAATCAATAAAGTCTTCTAACTCTATGTCGTTTTCCTCATCCTTCTTCCTAATAATATCCTTAGTTATCTCTTCCATCTCCTCTCCCACCTTATCCTGCTCAGACAGTAGATGGTTGTAATAAGAAATAAGATGCTTTATATCTGAATCAAAATCAATCTTCTTCATTATCAAGAACCTTTTTATCGTAAATAATAACGTCCATCAACTCCATTGATAAATTATAATCAGCCACTTCAAAAAGCTCGCTGTCTGTCAACGTCCTTAAAAAAGAAACAGACAATCCTCTTTTCTTTGCAAAAGATCTAAGTACGGCATAGAGAATGTCCCCGGCAGAATAATCGGGGAGATCGTCACAAGATGCCTGCAACATAGAAAATAAGGACTTCCTTTTATCTTCGCATTGTAAATGCCTTGCTTTACCACATCCGCCCATAACTTAACTTTTTTGAATTATAGTACCTTCAAAATTAAACGGAATCTTTTTCTCTTTTTGAGACCCATTTTTTTGATAGTGAACAGTCATGTACTTTACGAATCTTCCTATTCCAAATCCTGCTGTATGTATCTCTATATTGAACTTAAAGTGACGGGAGTCTATGATATTCAAATTAGAGGACGTACAGCCACAAGATGTCTCTGATGCTGTTATCTTCATATCATGCTTAGACTCAAGAACGAATGAAAACCTTATACTGTTCCCTTTTTCTACCGGTTCGAAAATGATTTCAAATGATTTACCGTCTTTAGAGAGGTCAATATTATATTGCTTGTCATCTGTAGAAATAACATTAAATTCATCAGAATCCATTGTAATAAGTTCTAACCTGTTCCATCTTGACTTCTCATCATAAAAATCAATAGAATACTGACGATCCATCCACGAAGGACGGGGAAGCCCCTCCCCAAGCGCACACTCCTCTGTCTTGCTCCAGGCCTTCTGCTTGATGAAGCACGTACATACCGAACAACGATTTTTACCTATTTTCTTGCTTACGTACAAAGAAAGAGGAAGCATAGAGTTAGGGATGTTCTTGGTATTGAATTTACATCCCTCACACTTTTCAAGACGTTCCTTGTACCAATCAGGATAATTTTCTTTTTTTCTTGGAAGTTTTTTTAATATCGTATCCATAAAAGCATCGTATATAACTTCCACTTGCAAAATTTTTTTCATAACTTATCTGTTAAATTCCTGTTCTTGAATATTTTGTATTTCACTAAAACTATGACCCTTACGAGATTTAAAGATAGATAATTTGTTGTGTTTTATCAACATATCCCCACCTTTTATCTCACCTGAGTCATAAGCATCCTTTATCATCCTTATCTTAATATCAAGACACTGAAGTTCTTTTTCCTGATACTTAGATAATTTTTCTACCTTGGATTTAAGACGCTCAAGATTGTGTTTGCGCCTCTCCATCTCATGAAGGTTACAAACCATATCACCCACATACGGGAACGATACAGACACGTTATCTGTGTACGTACATAAGTTATTGGCATAAGAAATACTGGCTCTGAAAACGTCACGTATTTGGTTTCGGTCGTAAACGCCCCCGGTCTTATCCATCACATCATCTATAATATGTGACTCAAATGATATAGGGAAATCATTCTTCGGCATCGGCTTCAAAAGTTTTCTTTCTGTAAAATAAAGAAACCAACGCACATTGATCTCTTGAACCCTCCAATACAAAAAGACGGCGCATGTTCTCTATATCCGGGCACAAACACCTTGTCCTGTAATTCCCTTCACGGTCAATCAAAATACCACGCCTCTTCATCTCCGTATCCAAAACCGATACATATTGAAGATCGGTACTGAAACAATGAGAAAACTTCTTCTTCGTTTCATACGAATATCCAAACACAAAATAATAGGCAAGAAGATTTAAATGCCTCGCATCTATGACATTCTTCTCATTGCCTGAAGCCATTAGGTATCCGTTATAAAACAGAAGTATCTTCTTAGCCATATCTACCGTATTGGAATAAGGCACTAAAAGCCTATAAGCCCTATTACTAACATCTTTATTATCACTTTCTTTCATGAGATTATCGTTTTGATACAAAGATAAGGATTAAGGATTTATAAATTTAAAATTAACGTATTTTATGATGATTGGTTCAGGATTTGTCCCGATATTTGCACTGTAGCATTAAAAAAATAAGATCTTGTTGTTTGATTCTTGAATTTTGTTTCTATATTTGCTGTACGTTACAGATTCAGGAAATAAATAATGAATGATAAAAAATATTAATCGTCTTTCATTGTTTGCTTCTCAAATCTGTAACGGGGTTTTGGGATTTTCCGAACGAAAAAGACATGAATCGGATGGATATCCCCAAAAATCCATCCGATTTTTTTTGTCAAAGATTATGAAGCTACAATTAGGTAGAAATATTAACATAAGTCTCAGACTTTTGGAACAGTGGTCAGATGATTCGCTGTTCATGGAATTGTATGCTTTATACTGTATGATAAAAATCTCCCGCCGGGATTCGAGAATAAGATTCAAAAACCAGAAAGATCTTCTTCATAAACTTGGAATCGGGTATTCGAAGTTCAAGAACATGACAGGACATCCGATGTTTAACGAACTGTTCCGTATGACGGATAGTACGTTCGTTGCAAGAAGATATCGTGTTAATGGCGTACAACTTACTCTCGGATGTGGAAAAGTGAGTCTTCCAAAGAATAGGATTTTAATTAAGATAAAGAAAAATGAAATAACAAACCATGAAAAGGTCCTTGACAGGATAAGAGAGGCGATGTTTGTTAATTTAGTCAGAAACAATGAGTCTGTACTGAACAGTGGAGAGACAAACTCTCAGGCTGATGTCGTAGACGGAAGCCACTCGTATTATGGATTAATTGATTCGACGATAAGTAATAAAACAATTGCCTTGTACTTGAATGTAGGACTAACAAAAGCGAAAGAGATTGTCGGTATGGCGATAAAAGACAAGCTCGTAAAAAGGTTCGAAAACATACAATTTATAACATACGTAGATAATCCTCGTGCTTACATTGAAGCAAACGAACATAACTACCCAATAGGTAAGCTGATTCCGGTATATAGGCACGGAGCCGTTTTCTGGCAAATAGCAAATACCTGGACCTTGTATAAAAAAGGAGCAACAAACAGATGGTATTTTGGAGAGAAGGATATAGAGAAAGGAGAAAAAGAAAAAGTGAATAAGAAAGACGATTTCAATTTCTTCTTAAAAGACAATACTCATATCCTACGTTTCCTAAACGCAGAAGAAGTTGTTTCCGGAGATGGCGAAATCCTTGGCATAGATCGTAAAAAGACAAAAGAAGAAGAAGCAAGATCATTGGCTTCTGTTATGGCTAAAGAAGCGCACAAAGACTTCTGGGACGGATATGAGCGAAGTACACAAAACCAGATTGTAAGAAAGTACTATCGCGCTATCATAGCAGAAGATAAGAAGCGCAGAATGGACATGTTCTTAAACTGTCTTAAACAATCATACGACAAGGTTAGTGGGTGGAGTAAGGAGAAGGTAGCCACAGTAAAGGCAGGCCTGGCTGATGCGGAAGCCTGCTGTGCTGAGGTGGGGACGTCCGTTGCCGGGGTCTGCGGTAGGGTAAGTAGGAGAATGAAATCCTATAACAATATTGCTCCTGACAAAAAGGCAGGTTTTAATGAGGTACGGGATATGTATGCTGAGTTCGCCGGCGAGATGACTAAAGCGGTGGGATCGGTAAGCGAAGACATCTATACGTATGTTAAGGCAGAACAGTTTAAGGAAAAGATAGAGAATATGGATATATCTATCCAATCATTACCTAACATTAATACAACAGTAGATAATGATAAAGAATTAGATGGTGAATCTGTATTCAAGGATATACCATTTGAAGAACTATCATTCTATAATGATACCTATCTTTATCCTTCATCTCAGTATTCATCATTGTAATGTTTGGTACTTGAGAGAGGGTCTGTTCTTAGTAGTCGCCGACAGAGCCGAAAAACGATAATCTCGTAGAACATCGACGGAAACACCCGTTAGCCACCACTATGCCATAACCATATCTATACGAAATCATATTACTGTCTGATCTAAAACTACTTATCCAACTTATTATTTCTTTTTAATCCTAATTAATTCATTTTATATTTTAGGTTTTATTTTATTTTCATACTTTTGTTTTGTAGAACAAAATCAGAAAAAAGATGGCTATAAGTTACGACAAAAAAATCATGGAGTGCGTTCTTCGTTCAGTTATGTCCGAAGGTAATGTCGCACAAGGAAAGGCTATTAAGTCTATTTGTAAGTCACCAAAACCGCTGTTTATAACCGGTAAAGGAGGAAGTGGAAAAACAACGTTCCTTAAGCGTATTATACCGGCATTAAAAAATGCGGTTGTTGTAGCTCCTACAGGTGTTGCTGCTGTTAATGCAGGTGGTCAAACCATTCATTCATTTTTTAGAATAGGAATGCAGCCGTATATACCTGAAATACGAAAAGGCGCGTTTATGGATAACTGCGAATATAAATTCAACGGAGGTTCGGAAAAGATTTTACAGAATATAAAGTATCTTATCATAGACGAGATTTCTATGGTTCGCCCTGATCTTCTTGACAACGTAGCTGATATACTTCGTCATGCAAGAGGAGACAAGGACCCGTTTGGCGGCGTGAAACTTATTATGGTAGGTGATTTATTTCAACTTCCGCCAGTAATTAAGGAGGATTTTTTTAGAGAAATATACGATACATCTTACTTCTTTAGCTCCAAGTCTCTAATGGCTTCTGGTATGGAAATGGTTTCTTTTGAAAAAATATACCGTCAGAAAGATGAGAAGTTTATTAGTGTCCTTAATAAGGTGCGTGAAGGGCAGATGGATGATGATGTATTTGATACAATAAACAGCAGATGTATTCAGTCTGATAATAATCAAGGATATGTTGAGATTGTAACTACCAACTCAAAAGCTACGGCTATTAACGAAATGAGAATATCATCGTTACCAGGCTCTTTAAGAAAATTAGAAGCTGTTATAAACGGTGATTATCCTAAAGATGCTCCGGTTGAAAAAACTCTTTTCTTGAAAGAAGGATCAAGAGTTATGATAACAAGAAACGGAGGAGAGTACTTCAATGGCTCTCTTGGTACTGTATTATCTATAAAAAAGGGTGAGATTGAAGTAGTCCTTGATAAACCGAAAGATGATGAGCATACTAAGGTTGTTATAACACCATGTTCGTTTGAGAAAGTAAAATACGTAAGAAACGGATATAAGATAGAATCTGAAGTAGTAGGAGCTATTATTCAGTATCCTATAAAAATAGGTTATTCTATCACGATCCATAAAGCCCAAGGCCTGACATTGGATGCGGCTATGATGGACGTATCTAATTCTTTTGAAACAGGACAGCTATATACGGCTCTTTCAAGAGTAAAGTCTCTTGATGGATTATATCTTCGTCAACCTATTCCTAAGACGGTAAAAACCAGCGATCAGGTGGTGATAAACTTCTATAAAAGGACTCTTGGTAATGGAGGTATTGTGAAACCGGTTCCAATGGAAGAGCTTGAAAAGTCAATGATTAATTTGTCAACCGGATCTGAAATAGATTTTGCAGAGTTTAATTTATAAAAAAAATATAGTTATGAAATTTGGAGAAGCTTTAGAGGCAGTAAAAGAAGGTAAGTTAATTGCTCGTTCAGGATGGAATGGTAAAGGAATGTTCGTATTCCAGCGCCCGGAAGATTGGTTGTCTACTGATACGATAGTTAATAAAGTAAAGTCATTGCCGGATTCGTTTAAAAAGTACGTAAAAGATTATTATGACATAGATGAAACCAACATGATTAAATTCTGTTCTTATCTGTGCATGAAAGATGCTAACGATAATATTGTAAATGGATGGTTAGCTTCTCAATCAGATATGTTGGCTGATGATTGGATGGTAGTTGGTTAAGGTAACTTAGTTTATCACCGCTTTATTTCTTTTTATAAATCAATCAATTATTTGCTTTTAAAAATTACAGTTATGGAAACAAAAGAAGAAAAACAAAAGAAGTTTGTGACAGAATTTGAAATCAATGGAGAAAAGTATGGCGGATATATTTATGCTACAACTTTTTCCGAAGCTGAAGATTTTGTTAGACAAAGAAAAGCGACAGAGAAAGTTGTAGGTGGTCCGTGTTTAGAACAAGAAGAAATTAATCGTCTTTATAACCATTCCTCTTAGAATTTTCAATGATCCTTGTTTGTTGGCATAACCTTGAGATGGTGATACTATAGTATATAAGTACCTAATAAGAATATGGCAAGAGTAGATAAAATATTTCAAGATAATTTGGCTCTTATAATGAGCCAGCCGTGGGAAGAGGTAAAGCGACCGGTCTACGGTGACGGGACAGGCGTAAAGGTGAAGCGTATCCTGCAAGTATGCAACCAGTACGATCTTCGCCGGGAATTTCCTCTTGGTTCGCTTAGACCTACTAATCTTAAAAACTCCATAAAAGAAATCTTGTGGATTTGGCAAAAAAGATCGGTAGACATCAAAGAACTTGGTCTCCATATCTGGGATCAGTGGGCTGATGATAATGGAAAGATAGAAGGATGTTATGGAGATATGGTGAACAGACATGTTTATATGGGAACCGGAAAAGCTCCAGAGGGTATGATAGATATCCATGATGGTCTTTACGGTTTTCTTAACCAAACAGACTTCATTCTTTGGTCACTCAAGAATGATCGTTCGTCAAGAAGAATAGTAGCATCCATGTTCGATCCTGAAACCAATAGTCTTAAGCCTCTTCAAGAATGTGCGTTTCAGGTAAATTTATCTGTTAAAAGAGATGAGTTGTATATGACGCTTTATCAGCGCAGCCAGGATATGATTACAGCTTCTTGCTGGAATGTAGCTCAATATGCGGCGTTGATGATGATGTTCGCTCATGACGCCGGGTTAAGGCCTGCTATTTTCACTCATTTTATACAAGATATGCATGTGTATGACCGTCACGAAGAACAGGCAAACGAGCTCCTTCGTCGATCTCTCTTCGGCCCGGTTCCGCAGGTTACTATCTCGTCTCGTATGGAAGGGAAAGGATTTTATGATTTCGTAGCTGATGATTTTGAGGTATGGGATTATGAACCGAAGGAGCAAATAAAATTTGAGGTTGCAAAATGAAAATAAGCATAGATAGAAGGGCTAAGATGGTTCCTATCATGGAAATAAATGCCGGTGATGAAGTCAACGTAGGAGGCTTTGATTATGTTGTTGAAAGCATAACCCCATGTAGGAAAGGATCTTATTCAGATGCGTATGGAATTAGGTTGGTCATGTCTTCTTACAAACATGGCCAACTTGTAAGAAAAGTAGATAGCGTTTTTTCTATCGATTCTATTTTAGTATTTCTCCCTAAAGGAGATTCTGTTGTAGTAGAGTGCTCTTATAGAGAACTTGAAGAATGTTTCCCTAAAATATAGTACAATGACAGGCGAAGAAAAATGTAACCGATGCGAGCAGTTTGGACCGAACGGTCTCACTGATTATCCATGCAAAAGGATTCCATCAAGGAACTGTCCTTGGTTTATAAAGATCTCGGATAAAAGATACAAAAAGATTCTTGCCGATAGGGTGAAAAGAATTAAGGAGAATGAGAAACTTAAGCAAGAGATGATGAAAGATCAGGATCTTGTTGAAGAAGTAAAACAAAATACAAAAAGGTTAATGCAATGAAAAAGAAAAATATAAAACCAGAAGAAGTGGAAGTCGTTATTCCGAAAGAAGTAGAAGCTATTAACATATGTGGGGATATCAATAGTTTTATAAAACATATTATATATGTTAGCTTGGATAAGGTAAGTAGTGATAGGGCGTTTGTTAATAACGATGTTCTGTATATGGTTACATACGCATCTATAAAAGGTGAAAATATACCTGTTGGGGTATTAGCAAAACAAAAAGAAGCTGAAACAGAAGATATCGCTATGCCGTTTGAGGATATTGGAAGGGATGTAAATGTTGTGTATCCTATTGAAATAGGAAAGATGTTTAAAGGCTTTTACATTCTTGGTAACGGTGCTGTGGCTATTGATTACGAACTTACAGACAATGGAGGCTTTGAAAATGACGATAGCATTGGCAAAATTGACATGAATCTAAATTAGTGCATTATGATACTATATATAGCAGCAGATCCTGGAAAAGACGGAGCTATAGCCTGCATCGATCAAGACAGCAAACTAATATCAAGAATCTCCACTCCGAGAATATCAGCTTCAGGGCCGGTAGACTTGACTAAAGAATATGTTTTTTGCCGAGATACGATCGTAGAAAACAATCCTGATAGAGTAGTGTTCGTCATAGAGGACGTCCACGCACTGTACGGGGTCAGCACGTCCTCAACAGCCTCTCTCATGGAGAACAAAGGCCAGCTGCATGGGCTGTTCCTGTCCCTTTGCATGGCATTTACGGACATAAGTTGTTCCGTTAATTTCATAGCCCCTAAAACATGGCAGAAATTGGTTTGGACGCATTCTGATAAGGTCATGGAAGCCAGTAAGGTAAATACTAAGAAAACGTCATTGGCTTGCGCTAAAAGGCTGTGGCCGACAGATACGTTCGTTAAAAACGAAAGATGTAAGACCGCCCATGACGGTATAGTTGACGCGATGCTTATAGCAGAAGCAGCAAGAAGAAGTATTTAATCTATTTTAAATCATTTTAAATCCAATTAATTCGTAATTAGATTTTAAAATAATACATTTGCAGTGTTAGATAGTCATAATCGTAAGTTTTAAAAAATGAAAGTAAGAGTTCCTGGCATACTAATGAATGAGAAGCTTTCAAACATTTCAAAGATGTTTGATAAGGTTCTAAAGGATTGTGTCACATCGAATATGAAAATTACTTTATATTTTGATCATATCCGGATACAAGCCATGAACGAACGTATAACATATACGGATGATATTTTAGATGTGAATACTGATATTCCTTGTGACCATAAGTTTTCTCTTTTAGTAGATGCCGGGACTCTTATTTCGTTTTTTAAAAATCATAACCAGGATATAGAGATAGAGATTAAAAACGATTACAGTATCGTTTTTAAATACGATAGAGGATCTTTTTCTTCTACTTGGATTGAGGATAGGGCTTTCCCTGATTTATTTTATCCTGTAGGTGATGGCATTCGTGTTATGAGCTCATCTTTCATTCAGTCTATGAAAAGATCTTTTGCGTTTGTTGGATCGGATGAATTTAGACCGGCTATATGCTCGATTCTTCTTAATGTGAAGAAGGATTATATTGACATTGTTTCTACTGATATGTTCCGTCTGTTTATAAATAGGAAAGAATGTGCTAATGCATTAGAAGAAAGGTCAATTATGATAAGTGAGGTTGCAGCTTCTATCTTGTACCGTTTTCTATCTGATAAAGATACGGAGATCAGTATTTCCACAGATGGTGTTAGGACGTTCTTATGCTTTGATAATGTAATTATATCGGATATGAACGTAGAACAACAGTATCCTAACTACGAATACGTATGTAGCAAATTCGAAAAATCGTCGAGGGTTAAGTTTGACCGGGATTTACTTATATCGGTTCTTAATTCCATGACTTTAGTGGATAATGTTGTTAATGTCAAGGTAGATGAAGAAAACGGCATAACGGTAATGTCTGAGGATTTTGGAAATAGAAAAAAGATAATGGAATCAATGCCTTTGAATGCGCTCGAAGGTCCGTGTTTTAGCTTTTCTATCGGTAAGGAAAATATACTGTCTTCCGTAAAATCACTTATAAAAGGAGATACTGTCATGGATTGGTCTGATCAGTATAAGATGATAAAGATGTTCAATCCTAAATACGAATCAACATACATCTTAAATCAAACATTGTATAATCTATAAAAAAAATAAAAATATGGCTTTTAGAGAAAACAGAAGTTTTGGTACAACTTATTATCTGTATATTAATTCGGATGGTAACTTGTATGAAAAAAGTAACGAACCAAAAGAAGGTTTTGTTCAGCACATAAATCCTAATAGCGGTCAGCCGGCGGGATATTGGAAAGAGTATTATAATGGAGTAGTTGGATACATTAACTACATCGGGTTAAAGTCAAGTACTTTCTCTAATGGAAATACTGTTACTAATTTCCTTATCGTATTAAAAGATTACGAGCTTAATGAAAACTATTGTATTTCCATACCTCTCGTCAATCAAAAAGGAAATATCAAGGGCTTTGTTAAGAGCTTCGTAAAATACTACGAAAACATCGATTTCAGTCGTGAAATTTATTTCAATGTCTTTAAGAAGAAGAAAGATGACGAGTTTGGATCTTCGGAACTTATTATCGCATATGCCGGAGTAGACGGAGAAAAAGATCAGCTTGTTGAACGTTTTTATAAAAAAGGCGTAAATGGCTGGCCTGACCCTATTGAAGTTACAGGATTTGATGGCAAGAAAAGCCTCGATTATTCGGCTCAAAATAACTTTACTTATCAGAAGATTACTGAATATTCAAACAGGTTCAATGCTTCTATTAAAGACATCAGAGCCGGTATAATGGCTAAATTAGGGTTAGGAGGAAATACTCAGCAAGAGCCGGCAGCTCCTCAGGCTTACGCTCAGCAGCCGGCTGCTCCTCAACAGGTTCAACAACCTCAGTCTGTTCCGAGTGCTATTCCGTATCAGAATTACCAACAGCCTGCTCAACAGCCAGCACAGTATCAGGCACCGGCTTATACGCCACAGCCGACAGCTCAGCCTGCTGCCCCTGCCCCGGCACCGGCATCTACCACAAGGAGCACCAAGCCTCAGCATCAGACGCAGCCACAGCCGCAAGCACAGATACCGAACTTTCCTCCTATGGAAGAAGAGGACCTTCCATTTTAATATAAACATCAGCCCAGGAGAATAACATCTCTTGGGCTTTTAAAGATAGTGTAGAATGATGGTAGAAATAGTTACAAGATTTCCCCTTATTAAACTTCGTAGGAAAGTGACAGAAGAAAGGATTATGGCGAAGCATGGGGATAAATTATGTATGATCTACTCAGAAACCAGAGAAAAATATAAGCAAGGAGATGAGTGGGTCGATGATCCTAATGATGCAGACATAAGTACTTTTCGTGAGTGTTATGAATCAACGAAGGATATAAAAAAAGAAGGTATTGTTTATTGTACTATAAAAATATGATCATGGACAAGTTAGAAGATATTGAAAGACTTCTTTATGAAAAAGAAGATAGCAAGAAGGGTACTGTTTCTGAAAAGAACAACAAACATAAAAAAGAAGATAAGGTTGTTAATAAAATACCTGAATCGTATTTGACTCCAGGGTATCAGAAGACTGTGCAGGTAGGTATTAAGAAACTGTACCCCGATGTCGTGGTACCTGAATATAAACATGATGGCGATGCATGTTGTGATATTCGTGCATATAGAGTGGTGAAGATGGTGAATGACATGGGAGTGGAAATAGATGTTCCTTCCGATTTTGAATCAATTACCTTATATCAAGGTTATTCTGTTAGAATCGGAACAGGATTCAAGTTGAATATCCCAGAAGGATGGTGCGTGAATGTAGAAGGAAGATCAGGATTCTCTTTTGACGAGGGAGTGGTAGTTACTAACGCGCCCGGTAAATGCGAATTTACCTACAAAGGAGAGTATATGGTCAATCTTACTAAAGTCAATAAAAAACCGACCGTAATCCATAAAAACGATAGAATAGCTCAGATGGAAATCGTTCCACAATACAAAATGGTATTGGAAGAGGTGACAGATATTGAGGTAGAAGACGGAAATGAACGTGGAGAAAAAGGTCTTGGTAGTTCCGGAGTTAAGTAATGTTTAAATATTTTGAAAATGAGCATGTTAGGTTTTACATTCATCACAGACAGCAAGCTGTCAATGTACAGGGAGAAAGCTATTAAATCCGAAAATCTTGCAAAAGAAATTGAGGAAATGCAGGATAAGGCTGATTTTTACAAGGAAAGGCTTTCAGAACTTAAGTCAGATATCGCTTCAAAGGATAAAGAGATTTTATCTATTGGCAAAGATCTTTCTGAGTCTAAGGAAAAGATTGATGCCTTGAAGGAAAATCAGAAAAAGCTGATAAAAAGCGTCAAGAAGAAAACGGAAGAACTTGATGCGGCCAATGTCGATCTTGACAAAGCTAAGTCTGATCTTGATGAGGCTAATTACAAAATCAGAAACTTGGAAGAAAAGAAAAACAGTATCTCATCTGAATTAAAAAAGAAATCAAATGCATTGATTGAAGCCAGGATCAGAATCGGAGATTTGGAAAATGAGGTTTCTATTGGAGCCAAGGCAATACAGGAGTTAGAATCGAAGCTGAAATCAATGCAAATAGAATTAAGAGGCTACCAGATAGGTATAATCGGTAAAGACAAAAATGATGTCGCTGAGCCGGAGAAGTCTGATGTTGTTCCTGAGACGGATGTGATTCAGGAAGAAGCCGGTGATATTGTGGAGCCCGAAAACGAAGCTGAACGAGTAAAAGACACTAAAAAGAAGAAGAAAAAAAAGAAGTAGGTATTTTAATCCTTTTTATATTTTAATGTTTGCCATATTATGGGTTAGTACTTAACTTTGCGTTGAGAGAGTTTTTAGGATAATTATTGGTTAATATTTAGCTGTTATATGCAGGCGTCTGTGAAGGCTCCTGCATATTTTTAAGGTCCTGTAGCTTAGTGGTGAAAGCAGGCGGCTCATAACCGCAAGATCGTGGGTTCAAATCCCTCCGGGACCACTGTCCAATGGTGTAGTGGTAGCACAACAGATTTTGGTTCTGTTAGCGGAGGTTCGAATCCTCCTTGGATAACGATAAGTTTTTGTGGAAATGTTAATTATCTCAGTGTTTGCGGTGTGTGAACATAGCAAACATTAAATAGCCTGGTAGTTAAACGGATATAACAAAAGTTTCCTAAACTTTAGTTCCGGGTTCGACTCCCGGTTGGGCTACATGGCTTGTTGGATGAGTGGTTTAGTCAGGGATCTGCAAAATCTCGTAGGGCGGTTCGATTCCGCCACAAGCCTCTAAAAAAGTAAGACAATGAACTACCCAGAGCAACAAATGCTTAAGATCCTTAATAGGGATCTGTTAAGTAATCCGATGTATGTTATTAACAATCTTCATATATATGATTGGGAATCTGACTTCCTGGCCATAACAAGATCATTGTACGCTTATGAAGTAGAGGTCAAGATGTCTAAACAAGATTTCTTTAACGACTTCAAAAAGGATAAAAAACATAAGGTTCTTAAAGACGGCATTATTAAGGTAGGTGGTGTCATAAGCTATCCTCCAAACTATTTCTACTACGCCTGTCCGCCTAATATGATTGACGTAAGTGAAGTTCCGTCTTATGCTGGACTGATTTATGTCGATGTTAGTAAAAATAGGAAGAACATCGTTAAGGCCGCACCTTTAATTCATAGACAGAAGTTTGATGTAGTGGGCAGGAAACTGGTGGATAAGTTTTACTACAATATGCTTACTTGGAAGAAAAGAGCTATTTCAAACGTGTATGCTGACCCAGCCAAGGAAAGAGAGAAGGGCGTGCGTGCCGGGGCTGAGGCTGTAAGGAAGTCGGCCTGGGATGCGTTCAGGGCGCAGTGCCCGCACATCGCTTTTCCCTATGGAAAAGAATTTCCGATGTGTGACGATCATGAACAAGATCATCCCATAAGAGACTGCATTCTTCAGTGTGAAAAAGGTAGAATATTTAAAAACGTATTAAAATGAGCACCCCACGTGAATTAAGCAGGATAGCTAATAAAATAGCCAGTAAGATGACTGATGATGGATGGGTCAGCCCCGGTAGAAAGAATCTTGTCTCTGATAAGAAGGTCATGGAATTAATAGATTTGATCTTTAATGAAATATGGAGGGAATTAGATGACGGGAAAAGAGTCCATATCAGAAAACAGATGATTTTTAAAAAGATTTTTGTCAGTAGGCAAAAAGATAAATACTACATACAATGCATAGAAAAAAGGGACGCCAAATAGACGCCCCCTTTCTTTTTCTGTAAGTAATTGTTATTTCATTACTTTCCTTACCAACTTAGAAACAGCTTGAGTGATAGTCCACCTGATGTTTGCATTAACGTTGATAGTCTGAGGAGTACCGTTTGCATCCAAGTTAATTACCTCCTTGTCTATTTCCAAGAACGGATCACCTGCTGTCTGGGTAATAACCGTATTAGCCGTCTGACCTCCGGCGGCCGTCACCTTAAGAGTATTTACCAGATCGTTTATATTAGTGTTCGCTGCAATACCGGAGAATACGATACTGAAAGCAAAGCCCCCTGTTGCACCAGGGTCGTCGGCAATAACAGCGCCGTTGCTGGTAGCCTTGCCTGCTGCCTGATAGGAGGCTGGTATTTGCAGCGTCAGAGGATGAGTCTTGTCCGGAGTTAAGGAGAACGTTAATTTAGTTGAGTTACTTGTACCGTTGATAGTTACAGTACCACCTCCTTTCCCTACAGATGCAGTAGGATCTATTTTTACAAACTCAGCTGCCGCAGCTTGGTTGATGGTAGCAGTTTTCTTAACACCTCCTGATTCGGCACCAAATTCTACTTGTTGCGTGCGCTGTACACGACCTTCGTATTTTTCACCTGATACGGTGACTGCCTGATCACCGTCACCTGATCCCGGATTAAAGGTTACAAAACCTATTTTCAATTCTGCCATAATGTAAATAATTTTGTAGTTAATTAATATCTTGACAAAGATAGATTTATTATACGAGAATCATATTATTCATGTTTATAAATTAAAAGTTATCTTTATCCCAAAATAAGACAATCATGAGAAGAAGATTTTTTAACAAAATAGGGGGGGGCGGTCTCCCTACTGATAATTTTATAGTTTTTGATAAATCTGTATCAGATCCTGCTAATATAACAATAAGCGAAGACTTCGATTTTTTACATAGGTTGATTACCAGTGGCTTCTATAGAGTTCTTTGCAAGAGCGCTATGGGAGGAGGAAAGGTTTTTGTATGTAGATTAGATGATAACGACAGTAACTTCTATCTTGATGGTAGTCCGGCTGATCTTACCGGACAAGAAGGTGATGTGATGGTCGTTTTCTTAGAATTTTGGTATAAATGGTATAAGGTGGATGATAATAAATTTCTTTATCATTTTGCTGATCATAATATCGATGGCACTTACATCCATGTCCCGCAATCTCTTGTTGGAGCATATAAAGGATATGTGTCTTTAAATAGACTATATAGCTGGAGTGATGTTACTCCTACGACGAACGTATCATTATCTGATTTCAGAAGTTACGCAAAAGCGCGTGGCACCGGGTTCCAGGTGATAGATTTTCAACAACATTGTGTAATTGCTATGATGTTGTATGCTAAGTATAAAACACGTAACCTGCAAGGCGTATTAGGACCCAGTGGCGCAGGAAGTAGCCCGGCTACAACAACGGGAAGCAGCAACGCAACCGGCGGTGCGGATACCAAAAACGAAAGTTCAAAGTACGTTTGCGGCTTAGGACTTGAAGGGGTTTTTGGCGGTATCTGTGAATGGGTTGAAGGTGTAGAAATAAACAACCGAGTTTGGAAAATCACCGACCCGGACGGTTCGACTCGCAATGTGAACGCCGAGACTTTCAGCGGTTGGATAATAAATATAGCAGCCGAAAATGGTCCGTTTTTTGATGTGGTGCCGACACAAGTTGGCGGTAGCGATTCCACGCATTATTCAGATTACTATAGTCGGACATCAGACAGCTCCCTTGTTTTGGCGCGCTCCGGTTACCGCTCGTATCCGACTGGCGGCGTGGCGTATACGGATGCGGCTTACGATGTGTCGGACATGGATTCGAGCTACGGTTCTCGTCTTGCTTTCCACGGAACCATATCCGAATTGGCTCCAAGGCAATTCAAAAGATTACCCGTATTATAATATCATATTTTAATTGTTTTTAAATTGTATTGTTAATATTATTACGTATATTTGCGATACAATTTAAAAACATTATATCATGAAGGTAAACTTTTTAAGCAGTAAGGTCTATGTAGGTTCTAAGACAAAAGAAGCTAAAATCAGAAAGCTTTCTATTAGCAAAGATCGGATTATGACCATATCGGTAGATAACCTGAAATGGATGGGTATCGAAGATGCGGTTCTGATTGGTATGGAAGAAGGAGCTGAGTTTAAAGGGGTGTTGGATTCTAATTTGTATATAGCTCCTTCTAAGGTAGAAGACGAGAGATCGTTTTTATTAAATAAACAAGGTGAGAAATATAGACGTATTTACCTCCGTGATGTACTGTCTTCGCTGGGTTGGGATATCGGTGATAATCAGTATGCGGTTTATGATATTGTGAAGATTAAGGACGAAGATGGTGTGTTCTGCCTGGTTCCGAGAGAGATTAAGAAAAGTAAGTTCGAAAAAGGAGAATGATATGGTACAAGATATTGATATAAAATCCAAACGAATATTATTGTTTGATTTTGATGGAACGCTTATAGAAACCGCTTCTGGGAATACGTTCGCTACAGACTTGACAGATATGAGGATTAAGATGGATGTGGTGAATAAGGCTCTTGACCTCATGCAGGAGAACGGTGTTAAGGTATTTGCTATCGTAAGCAATCAAGGAGGAGTAGAAGCTGGGTTTGTTTCTGGAGCTGATATTGAAGCTAAGATAGAATACGTACTGAGGTGCGTACATGATCTGGCGGTAAAGAGAGGTATAAGAGGCGTCCTATATGAAAAAAGGTTGTGTTATTCAAATGACGAACAAAATCCGATGAGGAAGCCTAACACGGGCATGATTGATGATATTCTTATGAAGTGTAAAGACACGGTAATGCGCGGTATGAACTTCAGTCAACTTAAGGGATGTTCGTTGATGGTCGGGGATGCCAGTGGCCTACCAGGGCAGTTCTCTGATTCGGATAAGGTATGTGCCTATAATTCCGGTATTGACTATATGGATATTACTACATTTTTGGATAAAGATCTTGATTTAGAATATGTATTGTCCCAAGAACATACAAGTGAAGGAATAGTTATTTTAAATAATGGCTATATATATATCCTTGAAAATCCATATGGAGTTGATCTTAATATAAAAATTGAATTGCAAGATATTTATAGTGATGAGTTTGACACTCCTCCTGCCTGTAAACCTCCTTTAGTTACTTTGAAGGTTCGTATTAAAAAAGATCAGGATTATAGAGGATATAGTGATATTATAAGAATAGATAAAGGAGACAATAATATTACATTCACAAGTTTGTATCATGAAAGTAAAGAAAGCAGCGATAGTCTATCATAAATCGGATTTGGATGGCGTTGTATCAGCAGCCATCGCAACCATGTACGAAAACAGTAAAGACAGGGATGTTGTTTATATCCCGTATTCGTATGAAGATGATGTTAAGAAAGTTACCAGCAAAGTGCGTGACTTAGATGTTGTTTACGTTCTTGACGTTTCTTTCGGAGCCGATTCTAAAACGGTTTTCAAAAAGTGGCTTGATGAAGGAAAGAGCCTTATGTGGATAGATCATCACAAGGGAATTATAGAAGATAGTAAGACATGGGGGTTCACTGTTCCAGGGCTTAGGAGAGTCGGTACCGGTGCGTGCGCGCTTGCCGCCGACCTGCTGATGGGGAAGGTGCCGGCGATCGTCCGGTGTCTGTCAGACTACGATGTGTGGAATAAAGAATCCGGCTTAGGCTGGGATACGGTAGTAGCTGTCCAGTATGCCTTGAGATCAAAAATAAGATTGAATGTATTAATAGCATTGTCGTATTTGTATGATCACTTTAAAGAAAATATGAAGGACAATGAAATTGATCTTATTTTTTATGATCTCGCTAAAGAAGGACGTGCTATAATTAACTACATGGCTGGTAAAAACGAACAAGAGGTAAGTGCGTACTCGTTCGAAGCGTATGTTGATGAGGTGAAGGTCGTGGCGATGAATACTACAGAATTTAGCTCTAAAGTATTTGATTCTCTTACACCAGACTGGTTAGACGGTAGGAAAATTAAAGCCTTGATGCCATTTTGTATCATGCCAGGTGGTAAAGTCCGGTTCTCTCTTTATGAATGCGTAGAAGACAGCGCGGATTGCTGTGAGGTAAGTAAGAGATTCGGCGGTGGAGGACATGCTGGTGCTGCTGGGTTTGTGCTTGATGTCACGGATATCAGATTCAGGGAATTTATAGAAAAACATAAACTTATATCACAATGAAGTGCGAACTGTATCAATTTACCCCAGAAGTCTATGTTGGATGGGTGGCAGGAAAGTGTGAAGAAGTAAAGAAAGGAAAAGTACGAGATAAATTAATATGGGAAAGTAAGTGAGGTAATTTTAAAATATTGTTGGTTGTAGTAAGCAGGGAGGTCCTAAATAGGCTTCCCTGCTTTTTTTATGTGATGAGGAAGAAAGGTGAAAATGTTTATGTTACGGGAGAGAGATTAAAAATATTTGTGTGATGAGAGATATGAGAAAGAGGTTTATGTGATGGGAGATATGAGAAAGAGGTTTATGTGATGGGAGAGATATGAGAAAAAATATTTATGTGATGGGAGATATGAGAAAAAATATTTATGTGATGGGAGATATGAGAAAGAGGTTTATGTGATGGGAGAGAGGGGGTACCTATCACGAACCTCCCGCCCCCGAAACTCGTTTTCTCCCCCACACCCCCTTCGCTGGAAAACCGGAAACGCGTTTTCACCTCAAACATATAAACTCGCTGATTATCAACAGTTTATTTAAATTATTGATAATCAATGTATTATTATAACATATTGATTATAAGCCACTTAAATAAACATATGTCCTACATATTAATGTACGCGTATAGTACTGCTCTTGTGTGTTTTGCAACTTGCTGATAATCAGATAATAGAATCGAAATTAATACAAGTTAACAAAAAAAAGATAGCATATATATATGTAATACTGGAAAATGTTGTATATTTGCACCGTGTTCGAGCGAGAATATTGGTGTTACATAATGAAGCTATATATATACCCGTTGGGTGTATTGTATGGTGATACCTTTTGCTCTTTTGCGTGATATTGTTTAACAAATAAATACATTATATGATATGATTACAAAGAAAAATGTTAACAAGCTACAAAATGCGGTTATCAAAGAGAGTGCCTCTAGCCTGGCGGGTGCTGTAAGGCTGTATAGTGCTTTGTTTGCAAGCGGTGCTAACATGAAGGCGGTTTGCAAGACGCTGGATATACCGGCCGAATACGCTGTGAAGGTCGCAGCACTCGCAAAGGACAAAAAACGGCTGGTCGCCGTGTGTAGCCAAATGTTGCCTAAAGTGGGTGATACATTTGTTAAATTTTCTATATACTCCAAAGTATATAAGGATAACAAGGTAGACAAGGAGAAAGGCATAGAGGCAAAAACGGCCGACTGGTGCGCTGAAAATGTGATTTATGGCGGGGAGTATAAATCTTTTGGCTTTTCAACCGCTGAAACGTTGGAAACTAAAAAAAGCGCAAAGTGGCTTGTTAAAGAAACGGACGAGTATAAAGCCACCTATGTGGCCGTTAAGATCAAGTCTTATTCGATCCGTACCATTGCAAAGTGTGTGAGTGAGTATTTAACGCATGAAAGCGACCAGCAGTAAAGGTTAGAGGTTAGGCGCGTACCGTTAAACGCGCTTGTACGCCGTTGTCAGTGGGTGCACGTCCCGCGTATGCTTTAGGCTGAAGCTGACAAAAAAAGAGAGTTATTTTACATATTGGAGATAGATATACCTTTGCCCTTGCCGTTGGCTATTAAAGGGCTGGTATTACTGCATGTACTACATTTATCCAATGTAGTTATGTTAGGTATGTTGGTACAGTTTGGAAAACATACCGTTGTACGCGGTTTATCTCCAGGCCGAAACGTGCCTTACTTGCCTGCACGTAAAATAGGACAAGGCTGTAGATTAAATTACAGGGTATAAACATGTAGCCTAACATGTAGGAACATGTTGTATCAAAACGCAAGGACACAATCGCCTTTATTTGTGGCTAAGTTGTGTAGCAGACGGAAAATATAATAACAACATAGTACGGGCCTGTACACAAGAACTACGTACTAATTACGGGCTGTTGGTTGTAGCATAAAATCTATATAAGATAGGAATGCGTGTCCGGTTCGATTCTGGAGCAACCTCTAAATTATAAACAATATAATAACATGGGAAAGAAAGCAATGATCAACGCTTTAACTGAAGCGTTCAATAAATCTAAAAACAGTTGCGTAAAAATAACATTGCGTAACTATATCGAGACGGTGAAAGCACTAAGCGAAAGTGAGTACAAAGAGGCGGAAGGTTTCTATATTGAAGCACTTAACCGCTGGGGTTAATTATAATTAAAGCATAAAGAAAATGGAAAGGAAATTTAAATCTCACATGGTAGACGTTCGCGGTCTGTCCAGGAAAGAAGCCAAAGAAAAGCGGAAAAGAGTATATCGTGAATTTATGTTGTATCGTGATCTCAAAGAAGCGTATCATGCCGATACAGGAAAGGATAAATGCAAGCGTAAAGTTCATACATCACGAACATACGTGAAAGAAAACATAAACAGCATTTAAATAGGAATAGGGTTGTTTCGAATATCGGAGCAGCCCTATTTTTGTATCTTACTCTTTATATTCATGGGTAGGATATTCTGAGAGTGAACGTCGGATGTGAGCCATATTGGTCTAAAACGAAACTAAAATAGGAGCGTTCGGATATAATTCCGGTATTTTGTCTATATCATGTCGTTAAAATTGGTCTAAAACGAAACTTGAGGCGGTTTTCTGACCCAAAATAGGGTGTCGGATGCCGCCTTTTTCATCTCTATGGATTGAAAATTAGGCTTATTGTACTTTTCTTAAAAATAAGGTATGCTTGATTATCAATTAGTTAGGTTTTATTATACCCGTATTTTCGGACACACTTATTGTAAATTTTTTATTTTATGTGGTGGTTTTTATTAGTAGCTGACCTGTATTTTTTATCGGTTGGAGTAAGGTCTATGTTAGAGTACGGACCAGATCAGTATAATATTGTGATGGTTTTTTGCTTTTCGTTTTTGGCTTTGATTATAGGTCTGAATATCTATCTTGATAGGAGGAGCAGGCGGTAGGGCGTGGGCTGAATACTTTCTATTCTCTCTATGGAATGATATTATTTCCAAACACCCAACACTTCATGCCAGAGTATAAGCTTGTAGCGCTCTCCGTATGCCTGTAGTGAGGCCGAGAGCGCAGGTTCTATGCGGAAAGATAGAGGATTAGCCGGGGTTGGAGAGGGGGAGAGGGAGGGCACTCTCTTCCAACAAGATTAAGACTTACAGCGTTTTAAAACAT